ACTGAGGATTGAATACAGCAACTTCATAAAGGCGATCACGTATGAATTCCAGTGGAAGTAGAATTGAACTGAACACCTTTGATGAAAGTTTAAAGCGAATTGCGGTGCCTGATGCATCACTTTTCACTTCACGCATCTTAGGCGGATCAATTTTCAACTCATGTTCACCTTCAACGAATTTTTGTTCGAACTTGGTGTTATCACGATTGATTGTGACTTCAAAAAATTCTGAACAAAAATTCACAGCCGACGCGCCAATACCATTTGTACCAGCAACTTCTTGCCGTTCACCGAAGTTACGACCTGCACGAGTATGAGTCAACACCAAAGTTGCCTTGTGCATTTCTTCCTTGTCATCCCATGTGATTGGAATGCCACGACCATTATCTTTCACTGAAAAAATCTTATTAGCTTCATCGTACTCTACATCGATTCTTGAGCCGAAACCATGACCGATTATTTCATCCAATGAGTTGTCCAACACTTCACGGAAAGCTGTGAATGCTGCTGGTGTCCAAGTGTATTCTTTTAGAACTGGAACACCTTCATTGTAGGAAATGATTTCTTGAGTATGCGGTGAACGAGAACCAAGATACATCTCAGTTCTCAATCTCACGTGCTCATAGTCTGAAAGTTTTTTAATTCCGTCTGTCATGCTTACTCTTCTAGTAGGTCTAGCTTTGCTTTTTCTTCATCACCATCCATGATGTATTTTTCAATTTCTTTTGCAGCGCTCAACACAATTTTAATATCAGTTGTTGAATCTCGTGTTACCATAACTGCAAGTTCAATTGCTCTTTGTCTAAGTTCTCTGCTGTAATAATCACTCGCCATCTATTTCGTCCTTTATTATAACTGTTTGGGTATTTGAAGTTGCTCCACTGTATTTTGATCTCAGTGAAAATACTTGTCCTGAAGGATTCATCATATTTTGCGATCCAATAATTGAATTAGCAAGCAACGTTGGCCACGTTCTTCTGACTATGCCAAGCAAAACTGGATCATATTGATTTTGTTCAATTCGTCCGATAACATGTATTTGTGGATCATAGATAGTATCTTTTGGCCACTCAGACAATGCCGTATCTCGTTTTAAATCCAACCGTTTTTATTGCAGTATTTGCTGGTGCTCCAACCATTTGCAATGGAATGTATGGCGCATAGATAAATGCAACATCATTGTAAGTTCTTTTTAATCTACCGACCACATGGATTTTGTTGTCATAGATAACAGTTGGTTCATAATTTTCTACATCAAAATATTGCTTGATATTTAAAACTGTATTTGCAGTTGGCATTAAAGTTTGAAACCTTTCAAGGAATCAGAATCAAGATCTGATTTAATAGCACCAACTTGATAACTGGTGATATTAACTTCCTGTGGTGCATTTTGTACTTCCTTACCACCGATCCATTTATTTGTCCATGGAAGTGGGTTGGTTTTCACTTCTAGTTCACAAGGTAGGTCAACAGCCTTCATTCTTTGTTTTGCTATATAGTCCACGTATTGCTTGAGAATGTTTGCATTCAACCCGATCATCGATCCATCTTTGAACAGATAATCAGCCCATTCCTTTTCTTGTCGAATAGCTTCATTGAACATTTGAATACATTCAGATTCAGTTTCTTCTGCAATTTGTGCAAAGTCAGCATCTTCTTTCTTCAATTCACGAAGCATGTATTGTGTTGAAGCCAGATGAAGATTTTCATCACGCGCAATCAACTTAATGATTTTTGCATTGCCTTCCATAGTCTTACGTTCGGCAAAAGCCCATGAGCAAGCAAATGAAACATAGAAACGGATGCCTTCAAGAATGTTAACTGACATCAAACACTTCCAAAGACGTTTCTTATGCTCATACTCATTCAATGGATCGAGAGTTATTTCGTGATGGCCAACATCTGCATCATAGCCATAAATATCAACCAATTTATTGTAAATTGCTAATTCATCATAAAATTTGGAAATATCAACACCGCAATCTACAACTTCTTGAATGGACGGCATTTTGTCAAACACTTCACTTGGATTGGCAAAAATATTTCTGACAATGTAAGTGTATGAATATGAATGGATTGTTTCAGAGAAAGCCCAAGTTTGCGTCCAAATTTCAGCCTCAGGAACTGAGGTGATTGGAGTGAAAACTTCAGAAGGAGCTCGACCTTGGATTGAATCCAAAAGCGTTTGTCTCAAAAGGTTTGAAACGAAAATGTGCTTTTCATGAGGTTGAAGAAGATTGAAGTCGGATTTATCACGACCAATATCTTGAATTTCTTCAGGTTGCCAGAAGAAGCTTCTTTGACGCTTGACCAATGTGTCAAGCATTGGATATTTCAATTGATCATAACGAGCGATTGAAACGTCACCATTGAGAAACATTTTTCTCTTGGTGTAGTCAACATTGATTTCCATTATTTCTCCAAAGGCTTCAATTGTTTTTCTTCATAGTCTGGATCAGACAAAGCGATAACGTCATGAATATCGGTGCCAAGCCATTCCAAGGCAGGCTTCAATGACGTAAAGTGGATGAGTCGTTCACGATTACAAACGATCTTAACATTTCCATACCTGAAATAATCGGGAGGACAAACGACCACGATAACTTTATCTTTGTGTTGTGAATAGATGCCCAATTCCAACAAAGTGATAGGACTGACGGTGTTTGGATCAAAATAGAACAAAACATAATCTGAATCATTGAGAGCATCAAGTTCCCAATTCACCTGTTCATGAAATGGAGTTCCGGGAGTTGGGTCTTGCTTCCAAGTTGAGTCCCAATCAGGACGACGAGGATTGAAGAGCACTAAGCGGTCTTGGTGCTTGAAGTAATCAACCACTTCATTTTGCCAATCAACAGCCTTTCCCATTTCAATCGAGCCACCAAGAAAAACTTTGAAATCATAGTTTCCCTTGATTTTTCTTGTTTCCGAAATGTCATCGGGTGCTGTATAAAGTTTCATTACCATCTTCCTTTTTCATCTGGCAATGAGGCTGCATACTTTTTGATTTGTGATGCAGCCTCATTGAATTCGCCTTCCCACAAACGATTGCCAGTAAGATCGTCAGCCAGCTTTTCCGCCATCGCTGCGATCGCTCTCAGCGTTATCGCCGTCGCTTTTTTGTCCATCTTTATTTTCCTCATTCACATCAGTATTTCTCATCACTGCGAGAAAAATTGAGATTGCCAGTCCAAAAACACCCAAATAGATTGTAGGCATAATTGTACCTCTTAAGGATTGTTTCTTTCCCATTCTTCGTATTGTACCACCAGTTCAGTACCAAGAACCTTTGCTAATTCATCTTTCCAATTTAGATGGCTTATTGCTTTCAAATCTTGAACCAATTCAAGTTCTATTTCAACAGTGAAAATTGGATTTGAAATTTTCGCAGCAGGTGGTTCTACCTTTTTAGAATGAACAGGGTGATCATCATCTGTTCTTTGACCACCATATTCCTTAGTTAACGTGCCATCACGATTATGGGTTCCCAATCCTGAATACAAATATTCAGTGGCAACATGTTTACCACCCAAAGCAATTGCCCGATCAAATTTTTCGAGCATTTGCAATGTCAATTGGGTTTTATCGAAATTGTTCATTAAATGGCACAACTTTCGCAGAACTCATCTTCCAACGAATCAGTTGATTCAACAAAGATTGGAACTTCAGCTTTGATTTCAATTTCACCAGCCATGTCATTTTCTTGGTGATAGTACAAGGTCTTGATACCCATACGATAGGCAGTAATTAAATCCTTGATCAACACTGACATAGGAATGATTTTGTCTTCATAGAACTCAGGATTGTAAGAAGTGTTTGTTGAAATACTTTGATCAATGAACTTAGTCAAAAGACCGCAGATTTTCAGATATCCTTCGGGAGACTTTTGATCCCAAAGAAGTTCATATCGCTTCTTCAATCTTGAAATTTCAGGCACGACCTGCTTAAGAGCACCATCCTTGGAACTCTTAACGGAAACTAGTGAACGCGGTGGTTCAATGCCGTTGGTTGAGTTAATGACCTGAGAATTGGTCTCATTAGGCATTTGTGCCATGAGATTAGCATTACGAACACCAAACTCTTTCAAATCACTTTTTAGCTGATTCCAATCAAGAAGTAAATCGTTTTTGGTGTATTCGTCAAGAGTTTTGCGGTATGTATCAACCGGAGTCAACCCTTGCTTCCATTTGGTATCATCGATGCCCAAGCAAGCACCGCGTTCCTTAGCCAATTCCATTGAAGCTTTGATCGTGTAATATGAGTATGCTTCAAAGAACGGAGCAAGAAACTCAGTAGTTGATTCATCAGTATATTTTTGGTTATGCTTAGCAAGGAAATATGCCAAGTTGGTCAAGCCAATACCAATGTTTCTGTAAAGATCAGTTGAATGTTTCGCAGCTGGAAGCAAATAATCTTGATATGTTAGAATGTTATCAAGGAAGCGAACCAAGATTGAAGACATACGTTCAAAGTCAGATGGTGTCTTTACATTACCCAAATTGTATGAAGCCAAAGTACATAGTGAAACAATACCATTTGGATCATTCACATCATCAAGAGGCTTGGTGATTGGAGTGATTTCAACACAAAGGTTAGTCATGGTAATGATTTGCTTTGAACTATCATATGCACCATGTTCATTGGTATTATCAACAAATTGAATATAGATACGACCTGTTTCCTTACGCTCAAGGATCAATTGGCTGAAAGCTTCCAATGCGGAAATCTTACGATGACGAATTGATTTATCTTTTTCATACTTGTTGTAAAGATATTCAAATTCAGCATTTGATCTGAAAAATGCTTCATACAAATCAGGAACATCAGATGGTGAGAACAATGTAATGTCTTTGCCGTCAATCAATCTTTGTAGTAGAACTTGATTGATTTGAATGACATAGTCAATTGAACGATTACGTGCTTCTTCAACACCCTTGTTATTCTTCAAAACAACCAAGTCTTCATATTCATAGTGCCACATTGGGAAATTACATGTTGCGGAAGCATTACGAATGCCACCTTGATTACATGATTTTAATGCAGCAGTGAGATACTTAATGAAGGGAAGAACACCGGTGTGGGTGACTTCTCCATTACGAATAGGAGACCCAATAGCACGAAGACGACCAACGTTGAAACCAATACCAGCTCTCTTGCTAGCGTATTTGACGATAGATGATGCAGCTGCATTAATGGAATCAAGACTATCGCCCACGTCAATAAGAGTACAATTGGAGAACTGGCGAATAGGAGTTCTAACTCCAGCCAAAATAGCAGTAGGCAAGCCAATGTCGAAATTACTAACTGCATTATAAAACTCCTTGATCAGCTTTAGTCTTTTTGATTTTTCTTCCATATTGAAAGCTGTTGCTGCGATCAACATGTAAACCATTTGAGGTGTTTCATAGTATTGGTCGGTGATTTTATTTTTGACGAGATACTTTCGTCTGAATTGTTCCATTCCAGCGTAAACAATGTTGAAGTCACGTTCATGTCTCAACATACGATTCATAGAATCCCATTCGGATTCAGTGTACCAGTCTAGCAATCCAGGTTCATAGAACCCTGCTGCAACACCAGCTTTTACGATTTCGTAGATTGATTTTGGTTCAGTATCACCGAAAACTTTCTTCCTCAAATCGAAGTTGATCAAACGTGAAGCAACATATTGATAATTTGGTGTTTCTTCAGTGATCAAATCCGCAGCTGTCTTAATCAACGTTTCTTGAATTTCTTCAGTCGTCATGTTGTTGTAGAACTGTAGTTCCGATCTCAACTCGATTTCTGAAACGGAAACATTGTGAATGCCTTCGCAGGCAAATTCAAGTTGTTTATGGATTTTGTCAATTTGTAGAATTTCGTCGGCGCCACTGCGCTTCTTGATTGTTATGGACATTTAAACTCCTGGAAATGGAAAATGAGCCATGAACAGGCTCATTGTAAGGAACACTATTTATAGGCGAACGTCGTTTGAACAAGGGTTGAATTACCGCCTGCCATCTTTTCTTCAAGAATTTTTCTAAACTGTTTCCAGCCAAAAAAGTTACCTTGATATTTCTTCTCACCTGCATTCAACACAGGAGCAGCTTGATGTTCAGCTGGTGATGCATGAAGTGGAACTGATCCAACTAGACGTTCGTAAAGTTGAACATCCTTTTCAAACAAAGACAATTGACCATCATGAGTCAGATATGACACACGTGCACAACGCGCAACCGACACTTGAATACATTTTAACAATGAATACTTTGCTTTTTCATAGTCTTTAACATATGGCAAATGCCATTCATCAGCCTTGAGCTTATCATAGTAATATGTTCGAACTGCTTCGCGCATTTGTTTTGCGAGTTCATGAATTTCAGGTTGGGCATCAGGATGATCACGAAGTTCAAACCAATTATCAAGTTCAGTTGTAGTCATGATAACAGTGATATGTGACCATGGTTCAACTATACGATTAACAATTTGCTTATGCGCACCAAACTTATTCATTAACCAAGCAGCAGCCAAAGCAGTTCGTCCTGCACCGCGCCAAATTTTTCGAACGAACCACTTTCTCATTGGAGAAAGTTCTTGCTTTGCCTGCATGCCTGATTGGTTAGCACCCCAATGGATAGGCATAGCCATATCATTCCAAATCATCTTCAACATCTTAAGAACCGGAATTGCTCTTGATGAGGCAGCATTTCGGCTGAATACACGATGTGTCATGAATTCAGCATGAATGAAACGTGGATATGTCAATTCAAAGGTTGTGATGCGTTTTCCGTTATACTCAGAACCGAGAATTATTTTAGCACTAATCAATTGGACAATACCCTGTATGTAAACTTATATTCTTTAATCTTATTTCCAGTTGCCCAACTTCCTTTGGTTGAAGCTTTCGCAAATTCAACATCAAGTGAAATTGTATATGCTTTGGTGCCATCAGCCTTGAAAACACTCAATTTAATCAGTTTAGTATTTTCACCGTCAATCCAAATACCATCTTCAGTTTCATAAAACCAAATTTTCAACTTGGATTGGGACAATTTATACTTGAATGCCAAATATGGAATGTTCGGCATTGTTGACTCATTATCAAAATTGAATTGAAATAAAGCTGAATTTATCGAACCATTAGCTAATGCTGATTTGAATTCTGTCACATCAAAATTACCTTGTTCCAAATTTCCTTCTACAATTTCTGTATCGCTCAACTGTTTTCTCCTACTGTCCAATAACTCATTTCGTCTTCCCAAGCATCTTCAGGCTCAATGTCCGCGTCGTATGCTTCTTGCCAAATTTCCATGTTGGCATAATTTCTGGTGAAAATTTCCCATGTATCAAAGTGTTCTTTATAGTTCTCTTCAACATATGCAACTAAAATTTGCAACCACATTTCAGGTGGTAGTTTTTCATTCATTTGAAACATCATATTCTTTTCCAATCGTTGATCTTGACTTTGCAACTCATTCCTTTGTATGTATTACCCAACCATTCAATTACTTTAGCAAGTCCATATGTACGAACCATCAAATTAACATCCTTTTCTGGAATATTTTTTGGCCATATGACTATTCGATAACCATTATCACAAGCTGCTAACATTTTGTTGACGATTTCTCGATTTCGAGGCTGATTATCGAAAACTAATATTTGACGATCTTTTGGAATTATTTCTGACACTTTGATCAAATCTGAACCATTCACCGCAATTGCATTATCTAAATGAAGACTATCAATTGCACCTTCAAGAACATAAACATCCTTCGATATATCAACTTTATCCAATCCAAATATCAATGGTTCATTCAATATTTTTAGTAGAACATATCGCAGCTTATTTGCTGGATTGATCGATCGAGCACTTATCCCAACCAGTTCCTTCCGACGATTGCGAATAGGGAAGATGATGCGTTCACCTTCAGGCAAGGATTTATCGGGAAAGAATTTAGTAAGTTTGAACAAATCATCTGTATACTTGATATCATCAATCTTAGTTATTTCTCTGCTTTTCAGATATGCTAATGCTGCATCATTCAAAGGAAGAAATTGTTTTTCAATGTCCGATTTAACAGGCATCTCAGGCTTGACATACTTGACTTCAGCCTTTTTTGGCATTTTGCCTTCAGTTTTCATTTTCTCAAGTTTGTATTGCTTATACAAACCAGCATTCAATGTCTTGAGAAAAAACCAAAATTTGGAATTGAATCCGCAATTATGGCATTTGTACTTGAGTTCATGATCATCCTCGTAAAGATAACCACGTGCCAAATGCTTGCGCGATTGACTATCACCACAAATGGGACAACTGAAGTTCCAGAGTGAAGTTCCTTTCACTCTGAAATTGCGTACATATGGAGTAATTAATGAAGCGTATTTTGTATCAAGCCAATTCATAGGTTCATTCTAAAGGTTGGCACCAAAAAGAAAATACTGACAAAAATTATTCTATTGAATATGGTCCTAGAATACTCTTTTTGATGTAAGGTTCTTGACCTTGGATATTTTGTCCGCACAGGTAATCTACATACAGATAGAAAGGCCCATTTGGTATTGGAATAATTTCCCACCATCCAAAATTTTGTTGAACACCAGGAATTGATGGACGTTGAACATATGGAGCATGGACAATTTCCTTAGTTTCAATGCTTTTGACAATTTCAACTGAGTCTAAGGGAATCAATGGAGAACCATAAAATCCAGAAATTTTCAGAGGAGCACCGCAATCCTCTCTGACCTTTTCACCAACCACATTGACGTAAAGTTTGCCATTTGATTTTTCGTAATCTACGATTGAAACGTTTATTAGCACAGGCTTATCTTTGTCGGCAATCGTATCAAGCTGATTAGATGAATCAATGAAAAAATTTATGGCGGATGCAATCATCATGCCAGTGATGCAAGCAGCTATAATCCATAGAACTTGAGTGCGAACAAACTTAATCAATGATTATCCTCCGCCTTGCAGAAATTTAAGAAGCAGTTCACGCAATGGTGGTAGAACGTTTCTAATAATAGCGAAGTATGCTACAACAATTGCAGCTGTAACCAAAATGAAGTTTTTCACTTTACCAAGAACACGTGTAACAGCTTTACGGTCTTCTGAGTATTCTTTGATGTATCGAAGATCATCAACAGTTATCGTCTTAAGGATATCTCTAAATGTTTGAATTTCAGTTGGAGTCAACACAATGATGGATTCACTTTTATCCTGCATTGATTTGAGGATTTGTAAAATTTCCTTATTTGATACTTGTTGTTGATTTGAATCGGGCATTTCTGTTCCTTAGCTCGTCTTGTTATTATTTTTTCGAGCATAATACTTTTCGATGTTCCGATTACCAAACCAAAAGCCCATGACGGCACCAAAAATTGCGGAGGTTTCGTCATCCCAGATGATTGGTAACATATTAATTATATCCAAACCTTGAACATGTGTCCCATAATATACAGCATATGCTTTTATTGCCATGAATGTAATAAAGAAAACCACGGTGATAAAGGGACGGATAATTGCTCTAAAAGCGTTAACAAACTTTCCACCATCAAGAGCAGCATCAGAATCATGAATTGATTCGGTCTCTGAAATATCAGCCTGAGTATTGAGCTCATCGATCTTAAGCTGAGAGGCGATTTTGTTGTATTCTGTTTTGGCTTCAAGGAGTTTGACTTCATTAATCGTATCCTGTCGTGATTTGAAAATGCTGATCACATCAGGGATCGCACTTCCGAAAATACCAATGAGCGTGGATAGGATCGTGGTTGTAAACATAGTAGCCTCAGGTCACTTTAAAGTGTTTTTCTCTCGAGTCGTTAGGTTTGAAATTTTTCTTTCTCATAATGGTCTTAACAGCCATTTCTAGCTTTTGAGTACCACGATTCCATTTTAAAATAATTGGTGTATTAACATCAGACGAAAGGTCAGTTAACAACGCTTCCTTATCAGGGCCCATTTGGGCAATGACCTTTCCGTATCTTTCGTATTCCTTAGTGAAAAGATTAATCAACTCGGTTTTGGAAATTTGTTTTCCATTACGAGCATCATTCAGACGGTCCTTGAAATGCTTTCCGAACTCAACGTCAATTCCAAGTTTCGCAAACACAGCATCAAGGTATGCTTCGACCTTTTTTAAGTCAGCATCTGAAATCGGCATTTGTTCGATGTATTCGGACAAGGTCATCATATGTTTAGGCATCTTTCTTCTTTTCGGCTTTTGCTTCTTTTAAAAGCGGAACAAGTTTCTTTTTCACATCACCTGCAAAATCTTTCCATGCTTTACCACCAAGTCTGAATTCCAACATTCCTTCGCATACGAATAAAAGTTTTGATTCAATTTCCTTATTTGGTATTCCATCTGGATTCATATTCATCAAAGTTTCAACAACATTATCAACACGTTCTTCATATGCATTATCACCCATATCTTAATTCCTTTGTGGCTTTCGTCTTAGAAACATCATTTGTCCTGACGGTTGATGTTGCAAGATCACTGATTCATTTGGATTGGATCGGCAATATTGACGAATTTCTTCGGCGTTTTCTTCCTCATCCAGATATTTTGCATATCTGTCTTTTGGCTTTTTACCGTGACGAATCTTCATCAATGTACTCATCTTAACATTATACACCTTATGGTTCATGAACTTAGGTGGATTATCCAATCCAGCAATATGCGCCGGATTTGCGGTATTAGCAATGTCTTCTTTAAGAAAAGTTATGAAATCTTCTTCAAGGGTTTCAAGATTGAATTTGTTGACGTCTTCACGGAGCAACCAGATTGCAGCTGCGTATGTGGCAATTTTGGTGGAACCACCTGGAATTTTGGCTAGAACTTTTTTGAGATTCAATACGAGCAAATCAAAGTATCTGAATGACTTACGTTGTTCTTCATTTCTGTCATCATAGGGAACAACTATGTTCCCTGATTTATCAATGACGCCAGTTTTGTAAGCTTCCCACTTGTCAAAAGGTTTGACAAGTCTTTTAACGAATTGATATACAAAAAATGTATCCCAAATTCCGAAAGAAGCCATTTTCGTCCATTCTAGAGTTGTTTCGGTTACGCATCAAGAAATTCTTCTCGAAAACCATTAGATTTATTTTTATAGACCCTTGATTAACATCAAGAAAATAGCGATAAAATTATTCCTCGCGCTCGCGAGAAGTTTTGAGACATGAAATGTCGAAAAATCTTCCCAACAAGTCGTTACTTCCCTTGGTCAACTGACTCGTTAACAAAGGTTACTGGCCGGTTAACCGAAGAGCGAAGCTCTATCTAACATTGGCCTTAATTTCGCGAAGCTTTTTGATTATCTCCTCATTGAGAGGAATGTCACTCACATTAATGACAAATTGATCATTATAGATTCCGGTAATTTTATCCTGAGGCAAATAGCCAAGGAACAATAAAAACGGGAAAAGGAACGAGTGATACTCTTTCATTTTCATCACTAACATTTTAGTACAAGCTTTCGCTTCAAACACGTTGTACAGAACTATTAGATGGTTCAATATCAAACGCTCACGGAGGTCGCTTTTATTCTCATACACGAAGAACAGTTTTTTCAGATATTTGAAAATTGCAATATCTTTTTCAAACTCTTCTAGCGACTCACAATTATGATTTTCATAGTATTTTGCAGCGAAAAGGGTAAAATTACTTTCAGTCAGAATCATTAGAATGTTGACAATGCTACTCTTTTGGTCACATTGTTAGCAGTTTTCACATAAATATAATCGTCGTCAAATGAGAACTTGCCCGCACTTCCTGCCTCACTGATTGAGGAGTTTGCCGGTGTATATTTCGTGCTAACGATGAAACCGTTTGATGAAACTTTAAGATTTTGGATGGACAAGTTTGTGTAATTCACATGAGTAGAAGTCACATTGTAATTGTTACCACTTACAGTTACATCACCAGTAACTGTAAAATTTGCAGTAATTGAAGTGTTTGCTGATAGATGAGCTAGAATGTCCTTGTAACGGACAGACTTAGTTGCAGGATCAGTGTCTGTGTTTGCTACAACCAGCAGAATATCATTAGGTTGTAGATTTGAATATGCAGGATATTCTGAAATCTTCATTACTTGTCTCCAAACGTCTTTCTAAGATTATTTAGCCTTGCGAATAGTGACAAATTTTCATCAGTTCTACGAGCATTGACTTTCGCATCAAGCTTTTGGTGAGCCTTGCTGTAACCTTTGGAACGTTTGTTGAACCACTTTTTGCCGCTGTCGTGTTCTTCTTTACTTCCAGCATGCTTCATTTGATCTTTTGCCAAATGCATTTCATCATCAGCCTTTTTCATATAATTGCTAAGCTTCTTCACTGAAATTTCATCGATTGGTTGGACTGATTCAACTTCAAGCTTTGATTTCGAATTCTTATCTGAATACCGACCTGTGTTAACTTTGCTATGGGCTTTGTTATAACCAGCTGATCTTTTATTCACTTTTTTCCAATCCACAGGACGGCCAGCCTTTTGCTTATGCATAGCTGAAACCATGTCATCACCAGATTTTTTCATATAGTTGTTAAGCAACTTGTTTGAAATTTCAATTAGTTGAATATCTTCTTTCAACAATTCATCTACCTTTGCTTTGTCTTCCTTACGTGCGTGAATGACGGTTCTATCCAAGTACATTGGATAACCTTTGTACAAGAACGCACCTTTTTCAGGCAACCCATATTTTCTAGCTGAAAATGTATTTGGTGTCATGATATTGATAACTTTATCTTCTGGATCGAAGATGTCGCTCATTTTTGAGTCTTTCATTACTGCTATGTTTTTCATCCTTGATCCTCTATTACAAGACGGTTGAAATAAATTGAAAAGTTTGGCAACACCATGTTGCTAATTGGATTGATTGGGCTCCAGTTATATGACAAAGTCACATGAGGAGACCATGGTCTGCTATCAGTAAAACCTTGATCTTCAAAATATTCACGCAATCCAAGTAATTTGTCTGATTTATGTACTGTCAAAACAGGAATATCATTGTTTTCACCGAATAGTTCGATGCCCTTGAATTGGGCTTCAATTTTTGGAAAAACAAAATCCATATTGATGTATCTCACTTCGTTATTAGTATAGAACAAAGTGGCATGAAATGGAAACATTCCAATATCTTGACCATCATGATCTTTAGTCAAATCAAAGTTCATGGAACGAGCCCAAAAATCAAGCTTTGTTTGACTTTCTTTATCCACAAATAAGCCAACGAATTTTTTGGCTAATGGAGCATTGTTAAATTCAGAAAACTTCAGCATAATTCAACCTTTATGACAATGGATTAGGAACTGTACCTGATGCCAATTGTTCAGACGCACTCTTGTTTCTAGCTCTGAAACGAGCAATTTCTTTTTGTCTAATCTTAGGCAAGATACGAGCAGCAATTTTAGCGATCAAACGCTTCTTTGGTTCAATCTTTTTATCAACCGCAATTTTCGCGCTTGGTGAGAGATTGGCATAGTCTGCACCCTGCTTACCAGCAAACTTTCTACGGATTAACATGATAGCTGCTTTACGAGCACGTGCTTCAAGATGGCTAGAATCTGCCAATCTTTTTTCTGAACGAACTCTTGCTAATTTTAGCTTATTTTTGTATTTGCGAATAGTCATAGCTCTCTTGCGTCTTTCTTGGTAATCAATGACGCGTTCATCAAGCTTAACATCTTCACTTACGATGTTCGGAGTTTTCAAGGTCACAATGTCCATCCTTCCGTTTCTGACTGTATTAATAATTTTATGACCTGAATCGATCAATGGTTTTAGAAGAGTCTTACGCTTATCCAAATCATCACGTGGCAAAACTATTTCAATTTGATTTGGACCAACTTGGTTGGTATCCCCAACAGTCAATCCTTTTCTTTTTGTAGGGGCAACTGCGTTGAATCTCCCAGGACGTCTCGCTTCATGTACAACGCTTTCACCGACTTCATCTACAACACGACCATTGATTTTCTTCAAGATGGTAATTGTATTTGTATTGAGATTCAAGGAACGAATCATTTGATACATTTTAGCTTCATCAGCCATCAATGTATTTGGATTATTTGATTTGTGTTCCCAAACAACTTTGCTGCCTTTGTAAATAGTGCAGGTTACACCACGTGGTTGATAATGCCACAAGCTAACTTCGCAGTGATATTCATGAGTATGATCTTCATGAGTAGCAGGCTTAGTTTGTTTAAAAAATTGTGAGTATGGCGTGAACATACCTTCATCGATTTCAGTCTTGTTCGTCATCCTACACCTTTTTCTAAGATTTTTAGTATTTATTTGTTTCAGGTTCTTGGTCAGGCACTATATAACAATGTAACCAAGTTGGGTTACATATGGCAGTTAGGGCAAGATTGGCCCGTCTAAGACCGAAAGGAGATCATATATGGTCAGACATATCACAACTACACTTCCAAACGCATTCCCAAATTTTCACCAATCAATTACTTTTGTACAACCTGTAACGGCAGCACCTGCTCCGGTTGCATCAAAACCATTCAAAGCTAAGAAGGCCGGCACCAATGGGTTCCATTACTTTCTACTTTTGGATGAATCAGGTTCCATGTCCGATTTGACAAAGGATACAATTGGTGGCGTCAATACTCTCATCAAAAGTCAAGCAAAAGACAACGATGGTACTAAGATAACTGTCATCAAGTTTGAAGGCGGAAATATCTTGACTCCAATCGATGGTGTTCAAGCAACTTCATTGGGTGAATTCAGAGATTACTCACCACGCGGCGGCACCAACCTTTTGGATGCTGTTGGATATACAATTGAAAAGGCAAACGCACTTTTGGCAACCAAGTCAAGAAAGCGTGATCGTCCTTCAATCTTTATCCAAATCATCACCGATGGTCAAGAAAATCAATCACGTAAGTTCAATCGTGAACGTATCAAGGAAATGCTTCAATCATGTGAAAAGGCTGATTGGATTGTTTCATACGTTGGGGCAAATGTTGATTCATTCAGTGAAGCACATAGCATCGGTATCAATACCGCAGCTGTAAGCAACTATTCAACTTCAAAAACTGCAAGCACTTATCAATCAATGAGTTCAAGTTTGTCACGTATGAAATCATTGAGATCATCAGGTATCACTGGTCAAGCTATCTATGAATCAAACGCAGTTTACACTGACGCTGAAAAGACTGAAATGGGAGAATAATCATGCAATTGGGTAATCAAGATCTAATCGTAAAAGTCGGTGGTAAACCACTGAAGGAATATTACCATGAAGGCAATTTTTTCGTTGAAGGACGCAAGAAGTCAGATTTCACCATCGAAGTCAGAAATCGCGGCTGGCAAAAAGTAAAGGTTGTCATGAGCGTTGACGGCCTGTCAGTCATGGATGGTAAACCAGCCGGCGCAGAAAGCCAAGGTTACGTCATCCATCCTTATTCAACCATTGAAATTGAAGGTTGGAGAGTTTCTGACACTGCGGTCAACAAGTTCTACTTCTCAGGCAAAGGCAAGTCCTACAATGCGAAGATGGGTGAAGATAATAAGAACATTGGTGTTATCGGCATCATGGTATTTGCTGAAGAAGTGAAACCAACATATTACAGCAATTTGACATTCGTACCTACAACTTCTCCGGCAGGTGTTTGGTATTCAACTAATGGCGTTGGAACTTCAGTTGGTAGAGGCACTTCACTTCTTTCACCAGGAGTTAGTGCAACTGAGTATGATAATACATTTGTAGCAACAACTGGTGACTGGTTGACAACTGAAACAACCAGTTTCAATGCAAGTGCTCCGATTCAATCATCTGAATTGAATGCTATACATACCTCAACTGCTGTTGTTGGATCAAACGCTCCAATTGCTATGGCTGCTGCCGCACCTGCACCACAAAACAATCTGGGTACAGGTTGGGGCGCTGAAACTGAATCAGCAGTTGTTACTGATTACAGCACTTTCAATAAGAATCCGGATAATATTTTGTGCATCTATTATGATGATAAGGAAGGATTGGAAAAGAGAGGCATTATTGTGGATCAGAAAAAGAGCTTCCCTAATGCTTTCCCAAATTACAGTTCTTCAGGAAAATATGCGCGTCGCCCAATAAAGTAACTAAAAAGGGGAGCCATGGCTCCCCTTTTTATTTGTCCAAATTTTCGCGTAAACGAATGATAGAATAGATATGTTCGCCAGGATTAAATCGATCAAACAAATCATTCATCGTATCAGTATCAAGCAACACTTTTTCCGAATATACTGATTTCAAATCCATATCCATAATTTGAATACTGACTCTTGTTCCTTTCCAATCAGCCATCAAATTTGTCTCCCATTTCAAGATATTTGTTATATTGGTCAATCTTTGCCTTAACCTGAATTGAATTGTAATGACAGGTTTTGTTTAGATCAATCAATTGTTGCAAAACTGCCTTGACCTGCGTATCAGTCAAGGTGTCAGGATTAGGGAAAGTTTCCACCAACGGACAATCCAAAAGCTTTGGGTCAACTACCAATGGATTAGGGTTGACAGGCTTTTCAGAAGGCACTGGAACGGTTACGATCTTCTCTACGACCCTTGTCTTTGGTTTTGGTTTTTCTGCAACTTTCGTTGCCGTATGTTGCTTGTCAACAATTCTTGGTGCTGGCAAAACAATATTGGTGGATGGTTGTCTATAAACCGTCTGATAATCGTCTGATGTGTTTGTAACGCAGCCTGCCAATACGACAGACAGCGCCAATGCTGCATATTTAATCATGATGTTGCAAACTCCTAAAGTAATCCTTCAATATTTTAGATGAAGGAGCTTCAAAAGTTATCTTGACTTTATCCTTACATCTGTTCTTTTCACAAGGGTCACTAAGCGATGGTTGCTTAGTGAGCTCCTTGATCTGATTTCCTTGGTCAAAAATTTTCATGCTTCCTGCTAGAATTAGGATGCCTAGAACGGCAACCCAATAAACGTTTTTCATGTAAATCCTACTTTTCTTCTTATTGATACGACGTTATCATCGTCGCTTTTGCTGTTGAATATTTCTGCCATTGTATATCTGGTATTTTGGAAAGGCAAATCCTTTCCAATGGCTTTCGCAGCCACTAGTGCTTCATCCTTATTCAAAGGACGGAAGTTCAAAATATCAAAACACCGACCGGGACGACGCAACGCATCATCGATATCAGAAATGTTTTGAAGGTTTGCTGAGAAAATATATTTCTTACCTGAATCAATAATGCCGTCAGACACATTCAGAATTTTGGACATCGTTTTGTTACCAGCCTCAGCACGACCAGCCAACAAGATATCCGCGTCCTCAAGAATCATAGCCTTACGGTGACTTGAAACGAAATCAATATAGAATGAATCCATTGACATCACATATTCATCGTACGCAACCACTGAGGACCATTTGGCGCGTTGAAGCAGATAATTGATAAGGCTTGATTTGCCCAACCCAGGATCGCCAATCAAAATTAGGATACTGGACTTTGATTTGATAAAATCATCGATATAACCGTCAACGTCACCACCACGAATGTATGGATAAAATTCAGGATAGAACGTTTCAAACTTCTTAAGGTTCAAAGTCGTATAAGAGATTTCACCCTTTGGGTTCAAACTTGCCCAATTTGTATTGGTATTTTCATCCACCTTGTCCGGTTCAAATTTTATATCAAAGGCATGGGCCATATCGAAGGCTTTTTGGTAAGTCCTTGCGTGGAATGCGACACTCGCTACGCATGACGTTGGCTGGTAATAAGGATCAGCATATGAAGACATACGGAAACTAATTAATGCAAACCAATCATTCGAACCATACACAACAGCCTCAGCACTCGAAGCATAATTCACCTTGAGGTCTGGTTCAAGACCTACAATGTACTCCACCAAATCGTTATTTTCAAGGTCCCAGGACCCTGCTGACATAACGATATGCTTTTCACCGTTCAAAACCTCATTCGTCAATCTCATTATCATCATATGACTGGTGCTTGAGTTTGCCGAAAACTCATAATTGTATTCATGCTTCATTGAATAATCCTTCAAAGTGTTGAGTCAACTGATTCTAGAGCTTTCAAACTATGCTCGAGATTTAACCTAGCCTGGTTTTCACGGTCAGTAAAGTGCCAAAATATTTTTGGAGCATCAAGCATTTTAACGACCCAACGTTTACGAGCAGCAAGCATCTCCACCTTAGAGTATTTAGACATATATTCAGCTGCGATTTTCAAAGTGTTTTCATCGTAAACGTTTTGACTGGAACCAAGTTCGAACAAATCCAAATCCAGAAACATTTTGGACCATTCAGGCAAATCAGAATTTTCAGCCAATGTATGATCACAGGTTGCTATGATTGTATCATAAATTTCAGCAAATACACCTGCTGGTGCTTGATACCGAGGAGTTCCGGCCATTGTATTCAAACCAAGAACGGTGAGCATATAATTGGCTGAATCAATTTCATTGGTTGATGAACCAACATTGTAGATCACATCATGGAAAATTGTTGTGATCTTAATTCTTTCATGCCAACTGTGATGACCTGGATTATTGTTCAGATAATAATGCCAAATTTTACAAATGTGTTCCGTATTATGATAAACTCGATTTGGATTATTATACAAAGCGCGAATATGAGTTTTGTACGAAGTCGGAATGATCAAGCATTCATCAATCGGATTAGGCAAGTTGGTCATTCAGAACGCATCCATACTGAGATAAGAGTCAAAAACACATAAAGCCAGATAATCACTAACAACGGGAATTGGGTGATCCAATATCGAGCGTCTCGCTTTCTATCACCAATGTCTTCTGTTAGGACTAGACAAGTGACCGCGAAGATCAAGCCGGTTGTGAAATACCAGATAGAAAAATAAACGAAGAAATCCATTAAACACCTTTCAACAAATGATGGCGCCAGGAACTTTCATCCCCAGCGCCACTACTTAGTTCGGCTGAAAGATTACGCAACCTCGATCAGCTTCTGCTTCGCGCGGGTTGCCGCGACGTAGCACAGGTTGCTTTCCTGCTGAAGCTGCCAGGCCTGCTTAGCATACTTCGAAGGAAGGGTACCAAGACGGTCCAGCCAGTAAACCGTATTCCACTCGCGACCCTTCGACTTATGGATCGTCGAGAGGGTGAAGCAAGCGGGACGCTGACCTTCATCCGTATCCCGGAAAAGGATATTGATCTCAGCGACCACATCATCGATAAGATGACGCTTAGCATTCTGGCATCGGTCGATGATAACCATCAGCGTAGCAACCTGATCCTCAACGAACTGGACCTTGCTATCATCATTCTTGTCACGAGCCTTCTTGAGCTCACGAGCCTTGAAAGCCTCCAGCTTGTCGATCAGCTGGTCGATACGCTTGATTTTCCAGCGGGTGGCCAGCTTCTTCAGGCCCTCACCGATATCGCGTCCCTCAACATAAGCCGGGATGCCCTTACGGATCAGAGTGAAGGCAACCTCAATCAGAGGCTTGGTGTTACGGCAAAGCATAACCTTTTCGGCCGTGAGTTCCTCGGCGTAGAACTTCTCCATCTCAAGGTTCGACACTTCGCCGTCGATCGCGTTCGGAGCAGGCTGAATCTTCTCATTCCACTGCTTAGCGAACTCAACGATCTTCTTGCCGGAACGGAAGCAGTAGGTCAGCGACATTTCGGTGGCGCCGAAATCCCTCTTGATCTGCTCCAGAGAATCAGCACCAGCACCAGTGAAACCGTAGATCGCCTGCTTGTCGTCACCAACAGCCATCAAGCGACCAGTCTCAGGGTCCAACATACGCTTCGCCATTTCACGACGGGCAGGATTGGTATCTTGAGCTTCATCGATCACGACATAGTCATATTTCTGAAACTTCAGGTTCTGGAGGATAGGAAGATAGATCATATCGTCGAAGTCGATGACCTTCCGCTGATTGTTCGAGATACGGAGAACTTCGATCGCAACCTTGGCGATTTCCTCATCCATAATCGCATCGGAAGTATTGATATCGTAGTGATAGATAAAATCGCACCACTTTGCGATATCATTGAACTGAAAGGCGATTCCGGCAAGGTTCTGCTTACCCATCGAAACCAACTTACGAACCATCGGCTTCATCACGAAAGGAAGCTCACCATGATTCGCGAAGTAATCTTCGGTGATTTTGAAGACCTTGTTGCCTTCAACCTGAGGACGACCGTTGCCGTCAGAATAAGCACGAAGACCGAAGGAGTGGCAAGTACCGGCTTCAACACGGTTCGAAGGGATGCCGCGCTTCGCGAGCTTTTCCTTGATCTCACCGGCGATTGACTTGTTGAATGCGATCATCGCAACGGTCTTGCCGGCGAGACGCTTGTCATCGAGAGGGGAAAGAATGGTAGTGGTTTTGCCTGAACCGGCAACGGCGATCACAACACCGGAACGCTTCTCGGTGGGATCGAGGAAGAAATTCATGTAGGCTTCTTGCTCAGGAGTAGACTTCACAGGCGCATTAGAGGAGGAAGACATTTTAGGTTTCTCTCTTTCAGCTCATCATATACAAACAGTATAGCCTATTCCGTTGGATAAGTAAAGTCCCTTTTCAAAGAAAATTCCAAAAAATTGAGTCTTTTTGAGGAATGAACTCGGACCCAATCTTCAATGAGATCATCATAAATGATTTCAACCTTGTCAAACTTTGGATCGTAGTTCAAACACCAATACACCAATGGTCGATTGGCAGCTTCCTTGATCTCTTGTTCAAGCTTTGACAATTCACCGTTTTCAACAAGTGATCTCAATTCCCCTGAAAAGTCGAGAAATTTTGTGAGATCGTCAATGTTGTTAAACTCAAATGTGAAAATTGCTTCCTGTTCTTGCGGCAATGGTTCAACTTTTTCAGGTTCGGTTTCTTTGTACCAAGGTGAGTTCTTATTTACCAAGCTTCTTCCCCAATATGATTTTGACGTGAGTTCTGTCAATCAAGTCGTAATTGAATTCGGTCTTTGCGAATTGTTTGATGAACGGCAAGATGAATCGTTCATTATGAATGAATTTGTATTTGTCCTGATTGAAAACGCCAATACGGCTCATCAATTCAGTTTCGTCGCATTTCAGATAATCTTCATTGAGTTCACGTTCCCAATTATCTCCATATCGACACTTCAGGATATAATGAACCAAATTCTTCACTTTGCTGATGCTTCCGTATTTATCCTCGAAATCAGCAAGCAAATGTCGATCAGCATGTTCACGAATTTTATTAACTTCCGCTGGGTCTTCTTGTTCAACCGTCAGACTGGTGCACATATCACGAATTGAGATGTATTGGAAACCACTGTTCAAAACACGATCCCAAAATTCATCAATTCCATTTTGATCGAGATATGAATAAATCTCATGAATCAACGAATTGAGAATGAGGCAGCATTCACCGCCCACTTCCCGGCTCTTTGTTAGCAATTCATTGAAGTCAGTTGAGAAAAATGCGTTGCGAATGTTTTTGGCATTGGCCAATTCGATCATCTTGGGATCGATATCGTAACCAAAGAAATGATGTTCAGGGAAAAGGTGAGCAATGAACTCGAGAGTTGAGCCGTCAGCACAGCCATAATCAAAATATGACGTGGCGTTGACTTGATGGAGAAAGAACGTCTTGTCGAGCATTCCTCGACGCATGCGCTCATTATATTTTGTGATATTGGAAATTGCGGCGGCCATATTTTGTCTCCATTTACCGAAGATACATTATATTGGCCGCCGCATTAAGTAAAGTCATTCCTTAGAAGAAATGCGTGAATCTTGCAACTTGACCATCAGTTGGATGATGCAGGAATGCTTCAATCGCTTGAGAATTTTTGTAGCCATTGCGATCATGCCATCCATCAGCTGGTGAAGGCGAACGAACAGTTTCAATGTAAATGTTATTGACTGGATCAATTGATTTACCAGTTTCAAGAACAGTGATACCAATATGGTCTTTTTCAAGCTTCTGTGCATTCAAGCCTAAAGTTGCACGATTCTTGTGATGGGTGTGATGGACATACCAATAAGCATGTTTTGCACGTCCCCAAGCTTCACGTGCTTCGAATTGCATCAATGTTGGAAGATCTTTTTCCTTGGCACCATCACCATGGGTGAAGCCAATGATATTGTTTCCATACTCAACATACTTACGATGTGAGATTGAAACATTGCGATTGTTTAATCCGAACGAAACATTGCGATTGTTTCTGAACCATGATGAAATTGTATCAGCCAACATCCAACCAGATGTGTAATCGTGGTTTGATGGGCAGAACACAACATGGACATCAGCAACCTGGGTCATTTCTTCAATGGCCGCAATGTAGCATTTCTTGGCTTCGAGAAACATTTCCCACCATTGACCATCAGTGTCTTGGGGAGTTCCTGCTGTCGTTTTGCGATGAGGTGAATCAATGTGCAGAACGTCATTACCAATGACGAATACAATTTTCTTTACACCAAAACCAACAGCCTTGGTCAACAATGAAGTCACGCCTTTGCGGACTCTTTCCACAGCTGTTTCAATATTATAATCTGCACCAGTTTCATGAATCTTTGAATATTTACCAATGTGGATATCAGCAGGATCAACAACTAACAAATGCTCACCATCATCATTTGAGCGAACGATTGGTGTGTAAACTGGAGCATGGTTCTTGAATTCCGCAATCATTTCGTCACGGATTTCGTCATATGTTGGAATTGAGTTGTTCTTGATTAACAAGGACACATCATCGGTCTTTAACCAATAATATGCAACCTTGTTTGGATCAGTTCCAGTGTCGAGACAGTTTTGACGGAAAGTGGAATATTCAGGACTGTTTTCGTATTTGACAGCGCGACGCTTTACGGTTCTTGAATCAATACCAAGCTTTTTCGCAGCTTTTGTGTAGGACCCATATCTAATGTATGCTTCAAATGCTTCATGTAATTCTTCTACGGTTGACAAAAAGTTTTCTCCCTTTGTTTTTATGTTTTAGAGAAACTTTTCACTGCACTCAAAATATATCGATCTCTCCATTTTCACATGTATAAACAACCCTTGAAAACTCAAAGGCAGCTATTGCCCGCATACAACCCTTACAGGGACGAGCCATACCAAAAACATAATTCTTGTTGTCACTATCACGCTTGGCTCTCGCAATATAGAGAGTTGCGTTTTTGAATTCATCCCTTTCAATTCTACGGAATGAGTTCTTAATGGCAAGAATTTCAGCGTGGATGCAAATTGCATCGTCATTCTTGCCATATTTCTTCTGAAGTGGATCGGTCTTATAACTGTTGACGCCGAAACCAACTTCTTTGTTGTTAATTGTTATCTTTGCTGCGATTCTCGATCCAGAGATCGGCGCAACATCTTGAGCTATCATGAAAAGTTCGTCAATATGACGACGATGTCTACTCACAACGCGATTCCCCTAAAGATTTAGGGTGTCAACCGAAGCTGACACCCTTTATATAGTGTTCGCAATTCTCAGACAGCGTGCTTCAGAGGATTGAAAGTCGGAGCATGATTCTTACCGTTGGCGGTAGCACCATTGTAGCGGAGATACTTGGGAAGCTTACGCTTCGACTTGCCGACAGAAATCTTTCCACCGTTCATAACGAAGTCACGAACCAGGTCCTGGACTTCAGCATTTTCGCGCTTAGCAGCATTAACAACCGACATATTCAAAAACTCCGCTTTCGAGTTAAAATTCACCTTACAATTCACTTGTAGCTGAATTGATTCAAAAAGAAAAGTAAAATCTTTAAATATCTATGATTTTTATCTCTTGTCTTTTGTGCAACTCATTAGGATATCCCATCGCATTACAAACCACTCGACAATCACCGATCATATAATCGTGATCCGAATGAACGTGACCGTGAATCCACAACTTTTTGTTTGATCCTAAAATCTGAGAATCAAGATTGTTACAGAAATATGCGGTGCTCAATGGATCACCTTTAAAACGATCAGTGATTGAACCGAATGAAGGTGGAAAGTGAGTCACTACGATTTCAGATGGACTGGCCATAATCTTTCGCATTTGCTCAAAATGCAGTGCCTTGCATTTTTCAGTGGTCCATTTTGGTATCCAACGATAATCCCAAATCTGTTCACGTGCAATGATTTCATTCAACGGATTGTTATTGAAGTTGGTCCAGAGACCTGCTCCGGTGATTCCGTCCTCATCAAAGAAATCGTCATACACTTCCAGTTTGAAAAAGTCGTGATTGCCCATGACATATTTCACAGGTACAGTCAGACGTGAAAGAAATTTCTCACGCTTTTTCTGATCCGAATGAATATCACCTGCAATGATCAAAAAGTCGATTTTTCCAGTGAAGCTGTTGAAATAATCAATTACAACATCATCAAATGAAACTCCGTCCTTGACCATATCCTTCCTAAATTCAAGATGAAGGTCTGAAATGTATCCCAAAACTGGCATGTACTTTATTCCCAAATTTTCTTGGCGTCCTTTTCCTTGACTGCTTGTTCAGTAAGAGTTGCTAGGAATGCGCTCAGTTTTTGAATGTCTGCTTCATTACGCAGATTATAAATTGGAATTTTCTTTGAATTGGCAATTCGCATCCCTTGGCCTGTGCCGCCCATGACTCCACCATTTTGGGTCCAGCAGATCACGAAATCAACAGGATCATCGAGATTTTCACCCAGGATGATATGGCTGTTTCGACCTTGAAGCAATTTGCCTCGTTCACCCATCTTGTTCCAAGCAGGATGATAAGCTTCCGCCAATTCCATAGCTTCCTCGGATGGTTCGGTGTAAATCGAATCAATCGCATTATGGCCGCGCCAAGGGAGGAAGATTTGCATATTTGATTTCTTTGTCACGCCAGATGCGAATGCCTGATCAGCTTTTTCCGCACCACCACTGCGAAGCGTGTAACCAAAAGCTTCAAGCTTGGTGGCCAAATTCTTCATGATCAAACAAACATCCTCTGGTGTTTCCCTTGACCCAATACCAGCATATGTTTTCATTTTGTATACTCCATTACATTAATCAAAAAGAAAGATGGCGTCCATCCATTGAACGCCACTCCACCCTTGAACCGATTGTACTGCTTTTTTGCAGCACCATGGTCATCAAACACTCCGACCACTTGCTCAGTAGCGAGCTCAATCAAATCGAATTTTCCAGCAGAATTTTTGATGATCTTGTACATTACAGCTTCCAATCTCCTAAATTCGGTTTTTTGGTGTTGAATTTGCCAGCATCAAACACTGGCGTCTCCTTTGTCACTATAGGTGATTCATCCGATTGAGTCAAGTCCGCATCGTAGAATTTTTGCTTAGATCGTTTGTATCCTATGAAAAATGATGGGATTTTGTTCATATCATCGTATCGATTTTTCAACTGTTTGACCATCATCTTGTCCTGCTCCTTAAATTCGTCTGTGACGATCAAAGCCGCAATAAAATCGGCAGTGAACGCGACACCGAATGATTCAGAGATATCACCCATTTCTGGGTCAGTGTTATTCGCACCTGCACGATTGAACTGAGAAGCGGATACGATACAAAGATTCATTTCCATAGCTAAACCACGGAGTTCTTCCGACACCGCCTTCATCATGGTATATGAATTGGCTGAATTGTTGCCTACCAATCTGAATGAGTTACACAAATTCAAATAGTCAACATACACCACATCAGGAACGATATTCTTCTTGAGTTTGAGCTCATTCAGAAAATGTCTGAAGTGATTGATATTCGCTTGACCGACTGGATATTCCTTAACGATCAAACGACCAGTATGTTTGGCTTTCAATTGACCAATCTTTTTCAAATATTGGTCTTTGGAAATGGTTTCGATATCTGTGATATCCAAGCCCATCAAGTTTGCGTCTATTCTTTTGGAAATTTCTTCTTCAGCCATTTCCAATGTAAAATAGACGATAGTTTTGCCATCAGCCAGATTTGAAGCTGCCTGATGAATCATTATTGCAGTTTTACCAACGTGCGTTCCGGCCAGGAAAAGATTCAACGTTTTCTTAGCAAATCCGTTCTTGGTAATCTTGTTGAAATAGTCAAGATTGAATGGAATTCTTTCTTGAACTCGATGATAATATTCCCAACGATCTGGAGCATTTTCAAAGATATCATGACCAAGGCTTGTATCGAAACCAACCGCAAGTGCTTGTTTCAATAGATCAGGAATTGCACCTTTTCCAAGCTTTTTGTTTTCACCGTCGATGATGGAGATTGCCTCCATCACCGCGTTGTTGATTGCTCTATCTCTACAAAATTCTTCCGTCTTTTCAACAAGCCAAGTTAAGTCCACTGGTTCACTTGGTTCCTTCAAGATTTTAAGAAGACCATCAACTTCCGCTGCCTGGCCTTCTGTAACTTTCTTATTGTTACCAATTTCAATGAACAAAGCTTCCAAAGTTGGAACTTTGGCATATTTCTGACTGTAAGCGTAAATGTGATCGAACATGACTTGTTCGCCAGCATTTTCGAAATAGTCAGACATTAAAAACGGAATTACTTTCTTATGGAAATCCTCATTATTGATTAGATTGTATATGATAGTTTGTGAAGTAGTCTTCAACTATTATTCTGCCTCTTGTTGTTTGGCAACTTCCTCATTGATGATGAATTCTTCACCATCCGTTGAACCACCAAGTCCAAATTCCAACTTTGCTACCTTATCCAGCTTATCAAGAATATCCTTTGTAAAAACTTGTTCAGGATTTTCATTGATTTCCTTGCCCCATACTTTAGCGCCATCAGGAAGTTCATAACGTGTTGAAACTTTCTTGATGACATTGTATTTTTCAGCAAGTGGTAACAGACCATAGTAACGATCTAGACCGGTGTCATAGTCCAACTTCAATTCAACCTTTTGGTTTTCTTTTGAATATCTAGACTTGTAAGTGGTTGCCCTGATGATATTACCGATGACATCAGCACCTTCTTTGAGTTTAGACTTGTTCAAAGTTACGACCGTTGACGCTGCGTACAATGCGCCTTGACCACCTGAAATGACAACTGGTGAATACATATCCATTGAACTGTAGATATGGTTTGTCATCAAAAGTGGAATTTGATTTTTGCCGAGTTTACGGGTGATGATTCTGAAAATACCACGAATGACCTGTGCTTTGGTCATATCGCGAACGTCATTACCAGCCGCAGCGTCGGCGATTTCTTTATTGGTTGCCAAGTTGCTCAGTGAATCCAATGCCAACATGACATTTGGTTTTTTCTTTGCAGCTTCAAAAGCATCCAAGAATTTGACTGATTTTGTTCTGAAGTCTTGAAGAGATTCAGCGTCAACGATTTTGAAACGCTTAGGATCGATGCCTCGTTTCGCAATCATTTCTTTTTCAAGTGCGAATTCAGTATCAAAGAAAATCACATTGTTCATTGGATCTTTGTCCAAATATGTTTTGATACATGAAAGTGTGAAGTATGTTTTACCTGCTGATGGCGCACCAGCCCACATGATTGCACGATTATTTGGAATGCCGCCATAAATTGATGCAGAGATCAATCCGTTCAACGCATATGAACCTGTATCAACAAATCCAGTTTCAGGAATGTCTTCTACAACTTCGATGTCATTGTCGTTTAGTAGATCTAAGAAAAAGTCGTCTGTCATTTTTATCCTTTTTGTTATTTTGGTATCGATGCCATCGCAAATAGATACTCTACCTTTGTTGCCCTAGCAGTAATGGCGTTGTATTCTGATACGTGTGGCTTGATATTTGCTATAATTATAGATTCATGATTAAGGATTGAGTCATACACCGCATTGTAAATATCTGCTAAAACTTCAGTTTTTTGAATAATGAAGTTAACAAAAATCTTATCACCATTTTGTTTAAACCAAGTAACTGATGATGGAGTATGTTGTCGTTTTTGATCAGCAATTATATGGACATTTCCCATATCTGCCATGAAATTAACCATTCTTCGAATGTATTTAAATTCATCAATCATAACGTCTTGCACGTTTGCGAACAAACCTTTGTTTAGTTCCATCAAAGGTTCCATACATTTTGACATATATGGGGTGATTTGTTCTTCAGTGAGCAACGGATAGTCATTTGCTAAATCTCCCCGTCGTTTTTCATCGTCATCATATTGCATTCCATTCACCCAATTGTCTAACCATGTAGTTCCGTTGTTAGTCGATAAGCTCATAGCCATAGTTCAATCTCATCTGTATTTTGTCTCTCGACGGTTCAATCAAAAATTCGAAGTCTTCTACAAATATTACACATTTGTATTGCATTCTCCATACATCGGTATGAATGAAATCCATCACCCGTTCACTATCATATGAACAAAGTGGAGTAACATTTGAATTATATCCGGCAAGTCCGATGTTTGAATCATATTTGACCAACATACCCAAGTCAATGAAAGTCAATAATCTATGATACATTTCATGGGCCAACTGTATAACTCGTTGTTCATGTGGATGGAGTGGTGGAACTACATTTGAATGACAAAATGCCATCACTCCATCCTGTATTTGTTCAAACAAATCATGTTCATCGGCTATCGAGAAAGGTGTCAATTGAAAAAATCCTCCAATGAATCAACTTTTGTCAATTGCCAGTTCACGGCTGCACAAATACGTCCGATTGCACTCATGAAAGTTTTTTCAAATTGAGTTTCATAGTCAACATATTCATGAAGACCAAGTTCCTTCGGAAGTGCAAATGGAACGCTGATGATATTCTCAAAAATTGGATTTGGCATTTTCAAGTAACAATACTTGATTTTATCACCATCACCAATGGTTTCATATTTCTTAGTCAGTCCCTTCTTTTTCAACAAATTGTTGTAAATGATAGAGCCGCGCGCATAAATCTGAGTTCCTTTGACATAATCACCAGAAGCATCAGTGTATTTGGAAATGTGATTTACACCTTGAGGATAAGCGATATCCTCAAATGGCAACTTCATGAATTCCTTTTTGGTTTCCTCAATGAACTTGATTAAATCTGATTCACTTTTTTCAAGTACGATTTTACAAGCTTCCTTCATTTTCTTTCTACAGAAAGCTGGAGTGTTTGACTTAACCAGTTCAAGGCCCATGACCTTCAACTTTGGGTCAGCATATCGAGTGCCTTCTGAGTCGAGCACGTTGTAAATATATTTCTTTTTGGCCAAATACACTCCCACATCAACGATGTTTTCGCGTTTCATTTTCATCTTTTGTTCATATGAATTCAAATATTCAGCCAGTTCCTCATAAATTGCATCAAGGAATGGTTGAAACTTATTTTGAACAATTTTGTCGATGAAGTTGGTAATATCTTCACGTGTAGCATCAGGCTTTTTAGACTGATACTGTTTCACAATAGGCTCAAAGTTCAAGTGGATTGAGTCGGTATCAGCCGCCAACACATAATCAACATCCTTAGTTGAAAGGATTTTGTTCATGAATTCATTCAACTTACGAACTGCCCATTTCAACGTTGTTTGACCTGTCAAAGTAATTGCACAAGCCAACTCATATTGAAAGAACCTAAATCCGATCTGAGCCAATGAACCATAGGCTGAGTTCAGCTGAATCTTACGAACGTTTTGGAACATGTCAAGTCTGGAGATTTCATCTTCCAGTTTCTTGATTTCTTCCTTTGACAAATTTGCACGATTAGTTTCAAGATAATCACGTGTCTTCAACATTTCAGACTTGAACTGTTTACGTTCTTTATACATGACGTCCATGAGTTCAGGAATGAACCCACGAATTGATCTATCGAACATTGCACCGTTTCCGGCCAACGCATAGTTCTCTTTTTTACAATAGCGAAGCAAGTCGATATCTTTGCCTTTTGCCAAATCTTCAATATCAACTTGGAAAATGCCTTTGTAAGTTTCAGGACTGATATTTGTACCCATGATCAAGTGAGGATACAGTGAGTCAAGGTCAAGTGAAACGATCCACTTGAACATTCCTGGATTTACTTCACGAACGAAACCACCAGGAATAGGAGCGCTGTTTGCATGCTTTTCTTTTCTTGGGACGATGATATTCTTCTCAAGCAAGTGATTGTAGAAGATATTATCCCACATCACAGTTTGCTTGAAAGTGTCAACCATGTTCACCTTTGCGTTCAAAGCAAGGCTGACAATCATCTTGATGATGTTACGTTTCTTTTCAACACCAACTAGGATTTCGTTGTCTCTCAAGTTGTATTCGCAGAACTTTTGAAAGTCCTTTTGATACAACTCACGCATTGATTCAAATTCTGAATAGTCAAGCTTTTTCAAACCAAGTTCATGGTTACCAACTGTATCCAGTTTCATATTTTCAAGTTGAACACCAGAGAACTTTTTGTAAGCTGCCATGTAGTCGATATGATTAACACCAACAATTGTGTATGACTTTTGGTCACCTTTCAAAGTTGGGATAGTCAAATCACGAATCATGCCCCATGGCGAAAGCTTCTTGGTCTTGTCTTTACCAAGAATTCGGTTGATACGGTTTACAACATATGGAATATCAAAGAAGTCAGAATACCAACCGGATACGATGTCGAATGCCATCTTTGACCAAAAGTCAACAACAGCATGAAGCATGAGTTCTTCAGTTGGAAAAGTTTCTGATACAATATTTGGTTTATCCGTTACGAATTTACCATAACGTTCAGTTGAGAAAATGTAATATGTACCACGGTTCCAGAATGAAATGATCAAAATTTCTTCATTGGCTGTCTCAACATTTGGGAAGCCTTCTTCACACGTGGTTTCAATGTCGAAAAATGCAAGATTGATCAAATCATAGTTGTAATCAATTTTCCCTGGATACTTGTCAACTATGTAGTTGGAAATCCAGTTTTCTTGACCAAAAACTTCAAAATTATCTACATTTTTGTATCGATCAATGAATTCTTTTGTTTCGGAAAGTGAACCAGCTTGAACTGCCTCAAGAGCTTGCCCCTTCAGACTTTTGTATTTGGCATTAACGGAATTGGCGGGAATATAGACTCTAGGCTTAAAGTCTTCATCTTTGTGAAAGAACAGTTTGCCTTGATCATCATAACCACGAGTCAGGATGTTATTACCTGCACGTTCAATATTTGTATAGAACAATGATTGCTCCTAAATGAGAAAGAGGGGAATTGCTTCCCCTCTAATTTATACTTGTCAAAATTTGAAATATACTTTTTCAGTAAATATTTCTAAGCATTTTTCGCTTTGCGATCAATAACTTAGCCTTATGTTTACATTCTTGAATGTATTGTAAAGCACCCGGTTTGATTCGGCGACCTTTGTATTTTCTGTCGATTCTAGCACACTCTTCATACAGATAATTGATTTGATCTGTAATATTTGTTAAGGCATCAGACACCTGTGCTGCCGAAACCTCCAGAACCTCTGCTTGATTTGTCATTTATGACCTCCATTTCAAACAACACTTGCGAAACTTTAGCAAATACCATCTGAGCAATACGATCACCAGGTTTTACAGTGAAAGGTTTGATCGTTGACATGATCATCGCAATTTCACCTGTATAATCTGAATCAATAGTGCCAACTCCATGTAGAACTGATGCACCATACTTTACTGCCAACCCGGAACGTGAACGCACTTGCGCTTCCATCCCGACTGGGATATTCAACTGAATACCTGTACCAAACATATAGATTTCACCTGGTTCAACAGTGATTGGTTCAGGAATATCAGCACGTAAATCAACACCGGACGAACCTAGTGTTTCATATTGTGGAATGTAAGAAGAAATATGTTTTCCAACAAATTGAAGTCCCACCGTTGGCCGATCAATAATCAAACTGACTGGCTCATCATCGAAAATAGTTGACTCCATTTATTCTTCCTTCTTTTTGGTCTTACCAATTTGGTACTTTTCGATCAATTCCCATTGATCCTTTTCAGAAGACTTGATAACCTTAATCTTTTGGATTGGAGTCAGTGGTTCCTTGATCAGATCAGGGTTGACCACATCAATCAAATCCCAATCTTGTAGAAGCTTCACGATCGTATTTCTACGACCTTTGTCTTCTTCAGAATAGGTTGATGTTTTTCCGTCTAGGATGAAAAGTTCTTTGAAATGAACAATGTAGAACTTGCCGCGTTTCTGTAGAATGTAGCAAGATTGAAACAGCTTCTTGTCTTTGTTGGCGACACCGATTCTTGAAAGGGTTTCCTTTACAACAAGGAAATTGTCATTTTTCAATTTCACTTCTACAAGTGTATCAATAATATCAGTCATGTAATTATCCGCCTTTACTCAATTTACTCTTTATTTCACTAAGTTGATCGGTCGTAAGAACTTTGCGGAGTTCCTTCGCCTTAGTCATGGAAACATCAAAATATTCAATGATATTATCCAATTCCTCTTGATTGGCTTCTTTCTTAAACCACTTGCTCCAACGTTTTCGGGGTTCAACCGAATAGTAGAGGAAGTCGTAATGCATCTTGCCATTCAAATTGTATTTATTCGCTTCGTTCACCAAAAAGATGGTATCAGAAAAGAAAGAAAGTCCAATGTTTATGACATGAGAAGTGTATTCTTTCTCATTCTGTTCATCATATACATATGACTTTTCATTGATAGATTTGATATAGTCGAATGGGCTCATGGCCATAAAACGATAACCTTTCGAAAATCTTCAATATCATATTCTTTCAAATCTTCTTCATTGTAAAGGCAATCTACTCTTGACATATATTTGTTATGTTCAAGAACTTCGATGTAGCCTTCACCAATATCAGAGAATTTGTTAAACATGTTGCCTTCAGAATCAGCCGCGATATAAACATCAAGATCAGGATCTAACAATTCAAATTCCTTGATTAGATCTCTAACCTTCATGCCACGTCTCCCATGATCTCTGTTAACATCGCAACAATATTGATTTCCTTGTTGCTCACAAACGCATTTTGATAATCATACTTAGAAAGTATGAGAACCAGATATGGAATTTTCTCCTTGTCGAATTCCTTTGAACCCTTTCGGAACAATGATTCGACCAGATTTTCCATATTGACGTCGTTTTCAGCAACCCACTTTCTCATTGAAGAGAAATCCTTAGTTTTCAAGAAGCCAAGAAGATCATCAATTTCCTTACCTGTAGAAATCGATAGGATGCCAGTATCAATAGTTTCATTGATATTACTGTAAGCTTGAAGCTCATTCAATGCTTTACGTAAATCAGGATAGAAGTTCATGATATGATGAAGCAGAACTTTCTTATCGAAAGTCACTTGTTCAATGGTCAGAATTTCTTCGAAACGCTTCAATGCTTGAAGTACAAGTTCCTTTGTATCAGACTTTTTCACTGTGAAGTGAATAACTGTACATCTGGATTTCAAAGCTTCGGTAATTTTGTTTTCATGATTACATGTTAAAATGAAACCGCAATTAGCAGCAAATTCTTCCATGAAATTTCTCAACGCATCCTGAGTCAGTTTTGTCAAACCATCAGCCTCATCGAGAATGACGAACTTGCGCCCTTCACCGAATGAAACCGTTGATGCGTATTCTTGAATTTTGACACGAAGTGTGTCGATGTTACGTTCTTTTGATGCGTTGATGATAATGTAATCTGCATCGATTTCATTCATCAAAGCTTTTGCAGCTGAAGTCTTACCAACACCAGCCGTGCCTGCCATCAAAATATGTGGCATTGCTTTTGATTTTCTAGCAAATGATTTCAGTTTCTTTTTGATATCAATTGGTAATATGCAATCATCAATTTTCTGGGGACGGAATTTTTCCACCCAGACAAGATCATCTTTACTCATGATTTATATTTACGCCTTTCCTGTAAACCAAGGTCTTGTAATATTACGTTCTGTGTCTACATTAGTCAATCCATTGACTATCAAAACACCTTGAATAAATCCAAGCCATCGAGATTTTTTATCGAGCGAATGATGTGCTTGTTCAGGTTTCATTTGGTGTTGAGCCATCCAACGGCAATGGGCAAGCTGTTGAGACTTGCCCATTTTTGAAAAATCGCCATCTGATGAATTCAACGGTTCAATACCTTTATCACCGATCATTTTGTCATATCGAGCAAAGGCTTGTTGTGTTGCTTCATCAATTGTCATCTTTTATTTCTCTTGCCTTCATCATAGCATCCGCATATTTGTATGCTACTTTCGCCGCACCTTCATAATCTCCAAAGTTTGTCCATCCTTCAATTATTTGGGATGGACAATGAGCAGCAAAGTAATCTCTGACTTTGAGATATTGAACTGTCGTTTCAGGATTCATCATTACTTTCTGATTGCTACCCAGTACTTCAATTTGTTGTTCTTTGATGCAAACTCAATGATGCCTGCCTTAGCAACCTTAACATCATAGTCATCATCCAACATTCTCAGATTTGAGACGTCACCAACATATTGGAAAGTGTCAGTGGTGTCACCAACCTTTTTGCTCATCTTGTTGGAAGTATCATTGTCTGCGTCCTTAACCAAAAGGTTAATTGCAGTGCCATCACCCTCGATGATGAAGTTGGTCAAGTTCATGACTGAAGATGATGACTTCAAATATTTGTAATCATCCTTGGAAAGTTCAAAGCTCAAATCAACATTTGAAAGGCTGATTGACTTATTTTGTGGAACAACAACGTTGCTGATCAGTTCCTTTGAAGTGAACCAATATGTTGCAGTTGTAGTTGAATCCTTGATGGTGACATATTTGTCAGTGAATTCAAGTTCAGGTTCTTCAAACAATGATAGAACTGAAAGGAACTTAGCGAAGTCATAGATACCAAACTCAGCTGGGAATTCTTCGTCGAATTCGGCTTCAGCTACGATGGTTTTTGCTGGAGTCATTACCTTTTGAGTCTTACCAGCGAAGAAGTATACGGAATTGCTAATCTTGGAGAAATTTTCCAAAATGGTTTTTGTCTTATCGGTCAGTTTCATTATTACTATCAGTCTCCTTAAATATATCTTTATCAGCTTTGTATAAAAGCAAAATCAAAAAGTGTAAACTCTTCATAATATCTTTTCTATTGAAGCCTTCCTTCTTACCGAGACGATTGATGTACTTCCCGGCTGAATGCTTCAAAAATCCCAAACCATTATCAATATCGGACATAACCATGTCCATATATTGAATATTATCTTCACCAACATAATGTTGTCCATATGTAGACTTGGTGTATTCAAGGAGCTCATTAATCAAAGCTTCCTCATTATATTTTAGATTAGGACCTGATGATTTCTTCACGTCCAAAATATCTTGGAATAGCTTACTGCTGGACTTTTTTGACATCTTCTTCCTTGATTTGTGGGGCCAGGCCCAAAGATAGGATTGCCTCAAGATTACCTTCAAAATTATAGTTGCCAAAATGATTAAGTTTAAGCCATGGCAAAATCCAAATTCTCTTGCCAATTTTTCTGGCCCATTTGCAGAAGAAATAGTCTTCAGACAAATGTCGTTCTTCGTCAATTGGATCCATAAAGAATCCAACAATCTTTCGGTCACCACCGAAATCCTTTGAACGTTTATGATCTGGATAATAGTGAAGTTCAGGGTATGCTAAGGCAAAGTCTTCCATGACCTTACGTTTGATCAACATAAAGCCTGTGCCTGATTCTCTTACTTCAAGTGGTTGATCCATTGTGAATTCAGTTTGAAGTGGACTGAATACATAGTCACCAGCATATTGTGAAAGAATGTTAGGGTTTTCATCAGCTTTGCCTGCATTTACAGCGGCAACGATTTTTTCCCATGAGATGTTTTTCTTAGCATATGGTCCGCAAGTAACATCAAGATTTTTTGTTTCTGCAAAATGAAGAAGCGTAATTACGTCTTCAGGTGCATATTCTATGTCCGCATCAATGAATAGTAGATGGGTGCAATCACTTCGCATAAATTCATCAGCAATATAGTTTCTTGCTCTAGTAACCAATGACTCATTGAAAATGAAATACGGTTGGAATTTGATGCCGACTTTTGTCATAAAAGTCATGAGTGACATACATGACTTCATGAAAAAGCCGGCACCGCCTCCGCCGTACATTGGTATGCCTAGAAATACTCTACAATTTTCTCTTAGAGGATCGAGAGAGATTTCTATGTCCAAAGTTTCTCCTTAGAATTTTTTGTATTGTTTTTGTGCTACAGGTTCTTCCTTCGCCACGTTACCTTCATCATCAATAAGATCGTAAATTTTCATAAAGCTGTCCACATATTCTGATGGATAGCCAGCGATACAATGGCGAATTGAAGTTTCAATGTCGCCCATGAAGTAATAACCCTTCACGATATCAATCAATTTACGGGAAGAAATTGATTCATCAATTTCAAACTCGCTATCGTTGTTACGAATTTCATTCGCCCAAACGACCAGTTTATTCAGTTGACCCTTGGTTGGCTTTGCAACATCATTAGCCAAGGAAGTGGTGCTGTGAAGTTCATCCACGATTTCGCCGAGGATGTTCTTTTCGATTTCTGGGTCTGGGTAATTGAATTCATAGAAAACCGCAAAGCGGTCTTTCATAGCTGAGTTCAGAAGTTGTGCACCTATATATTGCCCAGTTTCGTCGCCAGAGCCTTTGGTGTTGGCTGTAGCGATGATTTTGAAACCTTTCTTTGGTTCTACGAGCTCATTGGTGCGCTTAATATGGTATGGTGAACCTTCAAGAATTGATTGAAGGCACATCAGACGCTGAGGATGACCCTGATCAAGTTCGTCAAGAAGAAGGGTTGCGCCTTCTTGCATTGCTTTGAGAACTGGACCACGTTCAAAGACAGTAGCGCCATCACGCAGACGGAAACCACCAATCAAAGAATCTTCGTCAGTTTCAATGCTGATATTCACACGAACAAGCTGCTTGCCCAATTCCTTGTGAATGCTTTCAATTGTCTTGGTCTTACCACAACCCTTTGGGCCGGATACGAAGACGTTGAAAAACAAATCGTCCTTGAAGAAACGCTTGATAAATTCGTATGAGTCAGTTTTGATGAAGTTCATAATATATCTTTTCCTTATGCCAAAATGTTAACGAGACTGTCGATTACCTTAGTTGATTTGGATTGGATCAACGATTCTCTCAACCAGAGAACATTATCCGCACCGCCGAAATCCTTCTTCGACAAAAAGTTATTGCGTTGGAAGGCTTTGGTTTCATCCATAGATAGCATCGAATCAGGAACGTGATCCGTGATATCCATATGGAAGATTCTTACATCATAGAAATCCCTGAGAAGAGCATAGATAGCTGCGTTGTTATCAACGACACCTCTCGGAGAGAACTTGTTCATATATAGTGCTCCATTGAATGACAACGAAGAACTTTGCATAGAAGTTCCATCTGAACCATCAGTCACAACGATAACGTTTGTGATGTCAGGAAGATAGGTATTCTTAAATCTTTTTATTTCAGGAACCAAACCAAGCAACGCATCGGAAGTTGGTGTGCCACCCATTGAAACATCGCCAGCAATCATCTTCGCGATATTCATGAAGATTTCCTTTTTCGAATCACCCTTTTCGAAAAATTTGTAATATTTCAAATGTGATCCAAAATTGGTTTCTTGCGGCTTCTTCATGCTATCACGTGTGAAATAATATTCATCAGTGTAACCATAAGCAACGAATGGTACATCAATGCGATCGCAAATTTTGTAAAATGCAAACAACTGCAACGTCAATGACTTAAACACATCAGACATTGAAGATGAGCAATCGATCAGAAACATAAAACCATGGTTCTTTTGATAATTCTCAATCACATTCTTAGTGAAGATGTTATCATCATATTTGTACTTGAAAAGTTTCAGAGGATCAACGCGACCTGTATCACGTTCGAAATTGTTAACCAACTGACGAGCTCGTTTACGTTGATTGAACTTAGTCGCAAACAAGTTCACATACTGGTTGTATTCTTTTGAAAGTTCAGAGACTTTATCAAGTGTAACTGGAGTGCGACGACCGGTTGCAAAATCAGCCGTGACGAATTCTTTCATTTCATTCAGAATTTTGGTTCCTGACTTATTTTGATATGAATTTGATACCGCGACGTTTGCTTTAGGTGAAACTGATTGTTCCCAAAGATCATACAAGCTTTGGTTAACAGCATTCAAGCCACCGGCTGTGACATTATCATAATCTTTGCCGTCACCCTTACCGTCTTTGTCCATATTTTCGTCATGAACATTGTAACGACCAGGAGCCAAGCCTTCTCCTTCTTGGCCTTCGCCCTTTTGGTTATCGCCTTCCTCTTCTTCCATTTCTTCGTCAAGGCCATCGACATCATCATTCAACGGAAACCGCTTGATAACTTCCAAGGCCAAACGTTGAACTTCTTCAAAAGTTTCAGCTGCGAAAATTTCATCGACATAACTTTGCTCTTCAGCGCTGAACTTCACACCATATGCATGAAGTGACGAACGACTATCGCACTTTGCCCAAACGCAAAGACGATTCAAAAATGACATACCTGTCAAATTCTTGTTTTTCGCTTTGATCTTGAAGAAGTCATTATCAACGATCCAACGGCATGAACGCTTGTAATATTTCACCAAGCCTGAATAACGTTTTTGCATGAACTTGTCAATACGAACGTCTTCAAGAATGTTCAAGGCAGATTTGGCTGCATTTTTTTGTTGATCGGTGAGGCTGGTATCTTTTTCGACTTGCTTCAAAAAGTCGAACCAACCGTTATATGGAGTGTAGAGACAGTGACCAACTTCGTGAGCTAGCACCATGGTTGTGAAATCGTCGTCATCAAACATATAATTTGGAACACGAACGATACGATTTTTGAGATCGAAGGAAGCAGTAGGCAAGCCTTCTTGAACGACTAGTGAAATGTTTTCATTAGCCAGAATTTTGACAACGATAGAATTCTTATTCAGATCTTTCATTTTGTAATGCTTCCATCCTATATTTGACGCCAAGTTTCTTGGCCTTCTTCATAGCCATATCGAGTTTGAGTTTTGACAAACCACTCAAAAGAGTGATGCCTTGTAAATGATCGAACTCGTGTTGGAAGACTCGAGCTGTGAAGTTTGTGAAAACCTTGGTGTTTACTGCTCCCAAATAATCTTGGTAGCGAACACGGATTTCAACGTCACGCTCCTTCTTCATCAAGATACCTGGCAATGATAGACAGCTTTCGTTGTCCATCTTTTTATTGCCAGACATAAATACGATTTTAGGATTGAAACAACCAATGATCGAGGATGGGTTTTTTGGATCACCCATCACAAACATTGACGCATCGATGCCGACTTGATTTGCCGCCAATCCAACGCCGCCAACGGCCAGCATTGTTTCCTTCATATTATCGAATAACTCTTTAGCGGGAATTTTGGGATTAGTAAAGTCAAAAGTTTCGGTTTTCTTATGTAAAAATTTTGGATCAAGATTGTACTGCATTGCTGTTCCTAGAAATTTGCGTGAAATTTTTTTCTTTTTCGAATTCGATTACGGATTCAAATTTCTCAATGGCACCCTCAAGCCGGTGAGTGATGACGAAGACGTTGCTATCTTCAAGATTTTTGAGGATCAGATTCAAATCCTCAATGCCGGAATAATCCAAACTGCCTGAAAATACCTCATCCAAAATCAACAGGTTTGTTGAGATGCCATTGCGCAGTTTTGAAATTTTTCTCCAAGCGAACAGGAAGGCCAGATCGATACGAGCCTTTTCGCCATCGGAAAAATTGTTGTATGTGAAAACGTCGCGATGTCTGGATTTGATCGTTTCGTCAAAGTTTTCATCGATCTCGAATGAGACATAAAAATTCATCTGTTCGAGATATTCATTAATGAACTGGTTGATCAAAGGGATATATGTCCGAATGATTTTTGATTTGACTCCATTGTCCTTCAGAACCTGAAGAGCCATCTTACGCAGTTCAATATCTTTGACGGCCTGAGATTGGCCATCTTTTTTAACGTTCAAGGAATCATTAAGTTCCTTAATTTCATCTAAATTGGCTTGTATGCTCGTCAATTCTGATTTTTCTTCCAAACGGTCGATTTCCGCTTTTAGTGCTGAAAGTTCGATTTCCAGCTTTTCTCGCATTCTAACTAGTTGATCTTGCTTATCTTTTTTAGCCTGTTTTTCACTCAGCGTGGTACTTACCGAGTTTTTTGCCTTTTCCACCTTTTTTAGCAATTCTTGCTTAGAAGCAGTTTCAACCTCAATGGCAGCCATGCGTTGCGCTTTGAAGGATTCAGCGATCTCTTGCTTACAGGTCGGGCACGTACCACAACTCAATAAATGAATTTCCTTTTGAAGAAAAGTCATTTCAGTGTTCGTAGTCGTTTCCTTCTTATCAAAGGCACGAAGCGTATCGTTGAGTTTGATGATCTCAGGTTGTAAATCTGGAAACTCGGTCGGAATTTTTAGAATCAAATTTTCCTTCGGAGTGATTTGTTCAAGTAGAAGATTTTTCTTTGTAGTTACATTTGTACTTTTATTTTGTTCTTCGATGAACTTTATTTTATCATTTTCGGCACCAATCTTGATTCCGAGTTCGAATATTTCCCGTTCCAATTCTTGTCGTTTGATATTCAGATGATTTACATCATCTTTACATAAAACATTCATGATACTGAAAATTGTCATATCCAGGATGTTTTCGATCATATCTCGACGTTGGCCGGTCGGAAGCTGAAGGAAAGGAGTGAAACCGCTATTACCGATGACTACAATTTGCTTGAATGTATGGAAGCTCATCTTGATAATGTTTTTCTCAAGATGTTCCTGGTAATCAATGGCTTTGTTATCGACATTCAAAAGTACATCGTTCAAATATATTTCGAAGATGTTTGGTTTCATACCTCGGATGATTTTATAATGTTCTGAACCAATATCAAACTCAATCTCAACTAACAAATCCTTTTTGTTGATTGAGTTGATGATTGATCCTTTCAAAACTTCCTTGTATGGCTTACCATAAAGAGCGAAACAGATAGCTGAAACGAACGTGGATTTGCCCACGCCATTCGTACCGATAATCAAGGTGGAATGGTTTGCAGTCAGATCAATTTCAATTGGAAAATTACCAATTGAAAAGAAATTTTTGTATGAAATTCTTAAAAATCTGATCATTCGACTTCCAATGCCCTTTCATACAATTCCTTCATATATTCAACAAGTTCATCCATTTTTCTATTTTCATCTTCCATAGACTTGATATAATCAACCATGATGTCTTTAGTCGTTGTAATTGCCAAATCATCAGTATCAGCATCTGCAAACTCAGTAAAATTAGCTTTGTTGATGAACAACACTGATTCAGGCTTTTTCTGGAAATTGTCCAGTGCCTTATATGTTTTGTCAACTTCCTCATCGGTCATATCAGTCAAGTCAATTTTGACAATTTGATTTGCTAAATCATCTTCAATAACTTGTTCGAACTTTGTGATGTAAACATGACTATGATATGGATTATCAATGCGACGAAGTGAATAATCGTCCAAATCAAAGATATGAAAACCTTTTTGATTTTCAAAATCAGCCCATGTTGTTTCATATGGATTGCCCAAATACCAAATGTTGTTTTCCTGTGAACGATGATGGAAATGACCACTGAACACTTTTTCGAATTTCGAAAGTGATTTGCGATCAAAACCTTTTTCGCTCACTGAACCTTTGACCATCGTAAAACCGATGATTTCCAAATGACCAAATAGATAATTGGCATTTGTTTTTTCAATCAGTTGATTAGTTGCAACAGTATTTTCAACATTGACCCATGGAATAAAACAGAAATTGTTTCCCTTGATATTCACCTCAGTTGGTCCATCGTAGACGTGGAAATCATATCCACGCTTCAATAGAAGTTCAGGTGCATTGGGAGTGTTGGTGTTGCGGTATGGGCAATCATGATTTCCAACGATGATATGAAAATCAAGTTTGCGTTTGGCAATTTCATCAAAGAAGAACTTTGTTGCTTCATCAAACACTGTGAATTTGATGTTCGTCTGTTTATCGAAAACGTCACCCAAATGGATGACGGTGTCGATTTCTTCTTGATCAATTGTTGGAAAAAATATTTCCTCGAAGAATTGCTTTTGCTTATTGAGAAAATATGGGGATGAGTTTCTCAGACCGATATGTGTATCAGTGATGAGAGCTACTTTTTTGTTCATTATTATCCTTTTGGATGTTTCGCCTCATATTCGCGAATGAAGTTATCCATGTTCTCACGTGCGCCTTCACTATATCCGATGTCATTGATAATGCTTAGATCATCTGCATCAGCATGGGTGTGAAGAAGACCGAACAATTCGGAATTATTGATTGCTTTGTATTTGGTGTACAAAACTTTCTTTTCCTTTTGGATTTTACGGATGAATGCATACCAACAAATTTGCGTAAAGTAAGCGAATGGGTTTTTTGTTTTAGTTTCGTCAAACTTATGTGCATAGCGGATGCAATCGAAATAACCATCCGAAATCATTTCGTCTTTAAATTTATATGATGCGAAGTTGTATTTCAATGCTAAATTAGTTGCTATCTTGAGAAAACAATCCCCAAGATATTCTGTTAGACGTGGCAATTCTTTGCCTTCCTTTTCTCTCAAATTATAGACTTCAACGTATTTGGTAATTTCGACAAAAAATTTCTTATTGTCAATATATTTGCTCATTATTGCTCCAGATCGACTTTGTACAGTTTGTAGTTGAACCCACTTTTGACGTAGATTTTCAAACGTTCAAGGAAGTGGTTGTAAGTGTAATTCTTTTTGCTTTTCCATGTCAAGTCATCTGATATGTCGAAATATGTACATTCAGTTTTGTCATCTCCTTTTCTCAAACCTCTACCAATGCTTTGGAGAATTTTGATTTTGGATTTAGTTGGGTGGGCTTGGATGATATTGTGAAGATTGATAATGTTTGTACCAGTTGAGAATGTACCAGTAGAAGCTACAATGATACAGTCTTTCTTTTCTTCCTCAACTGTTTTACGAATTTCTTCACGAATCTTCGGACTGATTTCACCAGCCACGAAGAACACCTTTTTGCCCTTGGTGTTATTTTTCAATTGTTCATATAATGGTTTACCATGGGCGTCAACTCTTCCAAAAAGTAAAAGAGTATTGCCTTTCAATGATAATGCCAAATTGACTAGGAAGTCATTGCGCTTCTTATGTCCAACCAACAAGTCGATTTCAGATTGATAATCTCGTTGCATAGTCTTTTTAGTTTGGTCACTGTAGTTGAACAGGATACACTTCACTTTCAAATCACTGAGAGTTTTGTTCTCAATCAGAGTTTTAGTTTCGGTGACTTCGTAGATTGGTCCGAATAGACCAGTGATAGTCAGTTCAGACATTTGGGTATCATCCAGTGTACCAGTCAAACCAATACGATATGGAGCCCATTCGATTGCTTCCATAATTTTTCCGATAGAAGCCGCTTTACCACCATGAGCTTCATCAAGTATAACGCATTGGAAGTCGTTTTCGTCAAACCAAGCCTTTGGCATTTCATCGAGTGATTGCCAGGTTGATACGGTGATGTCTTTCAGGTTATCTTTTGAATAACCACCCATGATAATTGAAACTTTGTCTTCAACATACCAATTATCATCGTTTTCTGAATATTCCGCAAAGTCGGATTTCATCTGAAGACACAGTGCGGTTGTTGGAACAATAAGGAGTGACTTGACTCCAAGGATTCTCAAAATAAGATAGATGATGAATGATTTACCAGAAGCGGTAGGACTGAGAAATGTAACTCGTTTCTTTCTAATAGCTCTAATGACTGCTTCTTGTTGGTAATCACGTGGTTTCTTACCAAGACTCAAATCATTGATGAACTCTTCAAATTCATTGACTGAAAAGCTTTTGTCAGTTGGTTGAAAATCACATTCCAAACCATAACCACGTTCTTTACAGAATATGGCAACTTTTTGCATCAATCCAACATACAACTTACATGTCTTCATGTTGAACAGTTTGATTTTGCCGTCCCACATTCTATTTTTGTACTTTGGATGAAATCTGTAATTGGGTGCAAAGAATGAGAAATATTCTTGCAATTCCTGTTTACAACCTTGGCTACATTCAATTTTTAGATATACTTCACTGACTTTTGTTACTTTTATTATTTCAGTCAATATTAATTTCCCTGTGACCACCTCATGTAGTCAATTGCATTTTTGATTATGAAATTTCTTTGGTTGATTGAGATAATCACTTCTTTCAAGAACAAAACAATCTCTTCTTTTTCATCTAGCACATTCTGAATTTTCAAAATTTCTGCGTCACCCTCAACTCGTTTTTGAACCGAAGCTTTGCTTCCTTCACGAATTGCCCATGGTTGACGACCAATGTCTCTCCCATCAATCACTCCTGAATAATAATCAGTCAGGGTGACAATTTTTGATTCCTTGGTTATCGCTAATTTTTTATACAGTCGGCGTTCGTTTGACAGATATGTCAAATATTTAGAATGAAGTACAGGGATGTTCAATGATTCTGAATCAAGCGCATCACTTACGATTTTGGCATCGTTTTTCCATTCATTTTGATAGTCAGATAGATGCATAGTTATCTCCAATTTTGGCATAGTATAGATTAAACAGTTGTCGAAGAAAATACATAGTAAAATTAAATACATAGAAAAAAGAATTACGTGACCTATTTATTCAGGGTCAAAAATCCGCTACATCTACAAGCCTCGCGCTCGCGTTAACTTTTGAGGCATGAAATGCCGAAAAATGTTAAGCAAGAAGTATGTTAAAAGCCTGTTGATATCGGTGATTGAGTTAACTGACTTGTTAACCCTCCGTTCGTATGAGCTCTTAAGTGGGAACTCGCATGTCAGAGAAATAGAAGTAATCATATCTGAAACTTGCTTGGGCTTTGATAATTTCAGAAGACTCAAGTGTGAAGTCAATTGCACTTAAAGAAACAGGAAAGCAATTGACAAAATGAATTTCCATATTTGGGTTGAATGAGTTCTTCAAACTATGAAGAGTGCAGTCATATCCGAATTTGTTACCATTACCCACCACTGGCATTTTCAAATCTTTTTGGAACTTTACAAATTGCTCTCTTGATTGTGGAGCATAGATTGCCAAAAGCCAATGATAAATTTCCTTCCAAGTAGTCAAATTTTCATCAACCTTGAATTGTATAGTAAACAATTCATAGTCCAACTTTGTACCCTGCACGAAAAGCTTATTAATTGAATTTGGTATTTCAAGGCCAACACCAGTGACACCAGGAATTGAAACACCTTGACATAGAATTTCAGTATTGAGAATTTCACGGAATGTGAGTTTGAATTTATCCGCGTGAAGTTCATTGTTTAAGCTAACTTGTTGAGTTTCAGGCATTTACTTTCCTCTTGGTTTCAGGCATATTTATTGCACAAAAAAAAGGGGAGCCGAAGCTCCCCTCTAGTGAGGTATTCAAGTTTTTTATTATGTAAGGTTCTTAACAGCGAACAATCTGTAGTACTTGTTCTTCTTGTTAACATGAACTTTACCATCCGCAGCGGTGGTAGCAAAAGGATGCGCTGCGAGAGCGTATCTGGTTTTGAAACCAATCTTTGGTTGGAAGTTATCTTGACCTTGAGTTCTGTACATGGTCAAAGGAACGTATGGGCAGTAGAACATACCAGCGTCGAAAGGTGATGAACCCTTGTAACCGACGGCGATGAAGTTGTTACCAGCGTTTGAGGTGAAGTAAGGGTCGATGAAGACCTTAATCTTACCAAGGATGGTACCTGCAAAAACGTTACCAGTGTCATCAACTTGAAGGTCAGGACCATCAGTTGACTTCAAGATACCGATCATTGAAAGAGCGGATGCAACGTCTGAAGAAGTGATAATGAAGTTACCACGACCTTGACGAGTTGCTTGCGCAATAGCGTTACATTCTCTTTCGATTTGATACATCAAGCCTTTGAACTTTTCTTCCATCCAACGACCGTTTGAGTCAACATCAAGGTCGAAGTAACCAGCTTGCGCAAGACCGCCTTGTTGTGCACCAATGGTAGCAGTTGTATAGATAGAACGAATAACTTGACGGTTGATTTCAGCCAAGATTTCCTTTGAAAGGATGTTAGCCAATTCGCTTTCAGCATCAAGACCGTGAGTTGCCTTCAAGTCTTGTGAAAGTTCATGGGTATATTCAGCCTTGACGCCTCTTGCTTCCGCAGTAACGGCGATCTTTTCAAGACTCATTGACATTTCTTGGAAAGCGTTGGTTGACTTATCGCCAAGTGCTTCAAGAGCAGCAGTTGACATACCTCTACCAGTCAAGTAAGCAGTATTACCTGATGAGATAAGAAGGGAAGGATCAGCACCGGTGTGCAAACCAGCAGCAGTTACTGAAGCAGTGTTACCTGCAGCAGATGCAGCGAAAGTGGTGTTAGCTTCGTTGAACAAAGCTTCGATACCATCTTGAGCTGAGTAACGTGATCTAAGAGCAAAGATCAAGCCGGTTGGGCCAGTCATTGGTTGAACGCCGCAAACGTCATATGCCATCAAGTTAGGCATTGAACGACGAACAAGGGAGATCAAGATTGGGTCTTGGTAATCGATGTTACCAGTACCTGCTTCTGAAGTACCCATGCTGTTTGTTGGAGCAGCTTCCATCAAGTAAGTCAAAGAAAGGGATGGTTCTCTACGAACTGTTTCTTTGTTAGCAACTGCTTGGTTTTCAAGCAGAACTGCTGTAGTTGCTCTTTTATGGTAATCAGCAATTTTTGGAAGACCATCAAGGTCGAGAACTGGGTTCCACTTTTCCAAAAGCTTTTCAAGTTCATTATTCATAGAATTTAACTCCTTTAAATTTATTCCGATTATTTATATTTTTTTATTTTTTGAGGAACTTAGTCATCATTGCAGCCATACTTTCAACTTCAGTTAGTTCTTTACCAACTGGTTTCACTTCTTCTTCGATAGTTTCCAATGGTGTATCATCTTCAAGGGATGACTCAACAACAACTGATTCATTGAAATATGTGTCACTGATTTCACTCAATTTGCCTTGGAAAGATTTTTCATCATCGAAAGAAATATGTTCAGCCAAAGCTTGGAACTTTTCTCTTTCGTTTTCTGAAAGGTCCTTTGTATGCTCTCTGATCAAGAATGACTTAACGACGTTCTTGGCTTCAGTCTTCAATTGAAGATTTTCATGAAGAATTTCTTCGTTACGATCACGAAGTGCTTCAAGTTCTTCAACCATTTCTTCCACAACTTCTACTTTGTCGTCAGGGATATCAATGTAATGTTCGACGAATAGATTTTGTAGACCTTTGATGAATGATTCAGTCAAATCAGACTTGATATTTGCATGAACAGCTGGTTTGTTTTCTTCAACCCATTGTTCAACAACGTAATCAAAGTATGCGTCTGACTTTTCATTCAATTCTTGCTTGTAAGTTTCAACTTCAGCTTCTGCAGTTTCAAGAACTGTTTCGAATGAAGCTTCATACTTTTCAACAATTTCTTTTACTTTTGCGTTAAGAGCTTCTTGAGCAGTTACGATAACAGCTGCTTCAAAAATTTCTTGTACTTTCGCAATGAATTCTTCAGAAAGTTCTTCACCTGCGAACAAGCTAGCAAGATGCGCTCTTGTTTCGTCAGAGATATCTTCTCTGGTCATGTTAGCAACAACTTCAGGTTCGAAGTTTGGTCTAACTTTTGGATATGATTCTGGATCAACTGGAGTCTTTTTATTGGTGTTGCCGTCTCTATCACCCTTGAAATCGACTTTCGCCATTTTACCAGGTTGTTGAGCACCACCTTTTGCTACAGATTTCTTGAAGTCAACGGTTGGATAAACAGCCTTGCCGCCTTTTCCGCCCTTAACTTTTTCCTTTTGGAAATCGATTGAAGGATATGCAGCTTCTTCGACTTCTTCAGCGTCTTCTTCGTCTTCAAGTTCAGCTTCTGGAGCATCAACTTCATCAGATGCTTCGTCATCAACAGCTTCTTCGTTCAATTCGTCTGTTGCTTCATCTGAACCTTGAAGAAGTTCATCTTCTTGTTCTTTCAAAAGTTCTTCAAGCTTTTTAGCCATTTTAATCTCCTTAGAAGTATTTCTTATGGTTTATTTATAAGAGTGTAGTTCTTAGCTGTTCAAAAGTGCTTTAAACGCTCTGAAGAACTGTTCTTCACGTTCAACTTTAGACTTTTGTTTCATTTCTTGAACAAGTTTGAATCCAGCTTCTTGCTTAATCCAACCTTCATTAGTCAAAATCCATTCAACATTTTCAAATACATTTTCTGGAAATGCATCAGGAGCAGAAGGATCAGCAACAATGTCAGCAGCAGTTGTCAAGAAGTATTGTTCAACAACTTTTGAACCTGACTTGTCTTCTTTCAAGGCACCCATACCTCTTGATGAAACACCAAGAGACAAACCTTCATCCATGATGGCTTTTACAGTTTTGCCTTTTGTAGTTTCAGTAAGAACACGTGCTTTACCAATGAAGTTGTCACCAACTTTTGTAAGTTCAGTAATGACGTGACTTGCATTTGACAAATTGATAGATGGTGTAGATGGGTGATCCAATTCACCATATGCTCTATTCTTGTTGACATATTGTTCATTGTATCGATTTACTTCGTTTTCAAGAACGTCAACAGGATAAATTCTACCATTTTTGTTTTTTAGATTACCTTGAAGGAAAATTCCTTCCAGAATATACTTCTTATTGCCAGTTTTAGCATCAGCTTCTGTAAGGTATTCAACTTGTTCGTTGATTTCTCTAAGTAGTTTCATTGATGATTAGTCCTTTGCCAATCTATCAGTTGCTCTCTTGATGCCAATAGATCTTTTGAAAATGCCTCTTCTCAATTTGTTTTCTTTTTCATGTCCAACATCTCTGTCTGCTTGAGCAGCTTTTCTCAAATGTTGCTTAGTTTCCCAATCAGCATTATGTTCAGCATTGTTCAATTTATTTTGTCTTGCTTCGTGATCCTTTCTATTTGAAAGGTTTTCACCATGCTTTGAAGCCATGTCATCAGCAGCTTTTCTGGTGTATGATGCAAGAGTTTTTCTTGAAAGTTCAACGAGATGTTCAACTTGTTCTTTGGTCAACTTCTTAGTTGCCATACGAATTCCTTTAAGACGCTTATTTGCTGCATCATAAGATTTTTTGGTATTTTCACCTCTTGCATGTTCTCTTCCACCTTGTCTAGCAGTGAATTTCAAATCATCGGCAGCAGCATCAACATATGAACCAAGAAGCTTCTTTGATATTTCATCAAGTTGTTCTGCACGTTCTACAGCATATACAACTTGTTCGTAAGTCAAATCACTGACGTCATCTTCATCGATGTCGCCGTCGTCATCTTCGTCCCAAACAATTGCTTCAAGTTCAGCAATTTCGTCTTCATCCCAGTCTTCTGGATCGATGTCAACATCCATATTTGGTTCAGCTTCTTCATAATCATCTGATTCGGTAATTGGACCGAAGAAGTTTGCAGCAACTTCGAAACGTTCGTTGTCAACTGCTGCTTCCATCTTTTTAGTTAAGATAGACTTTGCATTTTCAGTGAATTTTGACAACTTTTCGTTATCAATGTAATCGATTAGTTTCTTCATGTTGATTTGGACTCCTAAATCTTATTCTTGAATTATTTAGTTTTTACAATATGTCAGCATAGTATAGTGTTTTAACAGTCTTTGGATTTTTGGATGTTTCTGCTGTAATCCAAGTTCCAAATCTTTGATTTTGCGCATCTACATGATCATTTTCTTCAATGATATCAGAAGTTGCTAGAATCAAAAGTTTTCCAATTGAAGCGATTGTATCGTCATCATCAACATTTTCGGAAACAGCCTGAATGACCAATTCACCTATTGCCAAGATGATGTCGTCATCTTCAACAGTAGTTTCACCAGCTACAACATCAACATTTGCAGTAGAACTTACGATATCGTCATCTTCAAATAGATCAGCTGATGAATTGATTGACAATCTTGAAGAAATTGAAGCAATATCGTCATCTTCAATAACGTTGACTGTGGCAAATATACTTGATTGAGTATCACTTGAAACAATATCACTTGCTTCAGTAATACTTGCCGCTGCTCTAATTTGAACAATTGAGGTAGATGCTACTGAATCATTTGCTTCCGCATTTGATGCATTTGCTTTAACCAACAAAGCAGAAGTGGATGAAATGGTGTCACTTGCTTCTGAATTTGCGGAAGCAGCAACAATCTTCAAAGTTGCAGTTGAACTTGACGTATCACTTAATTCAGTGACAGCCAATGCGCCTTTCAAAGTAATAAATGAAGTTGAATTGACTGTATCATCATCTTCAGTTATATTTGCAACTGCTTCACCAGGATTGAATTTAACTGCGGAAGCACTTAGACTATCATCTTCTTCAGTAATTGAAGCATTTGCCTTCAAAGTAATCACTGAAGCGAAGTTGACGCTATCGTTCGCTTCAACAGAATTCAATACAGCTAATACAGGAGCAGAACTTGTTGAAGAAATGCTATCGTTTGCTTCAGTATTGTTTGAAACAGCTAGAATTGGCAGGATTGCAGTTGATGCAATACTATCGTTCGCTTCAGTGATAGAAGCAGCTGCTTTAATCAAAATTGTACTTGTTGAACTTACAGTATCATTTGCCTCAGTGACTCCTGAAGTAGCTTTAATCGGAAGAACACCAGTAAATGATATAGCATCATCTGCTTCCGTATCAGAAGCTGTACCAACAATTGGATTATGAGCAACTGATGATTCTATATCATCAGCTTCTGTAACGATCGCAACCGCTTTGATCGGCAACACAGAAGTTGAAGAAATGCTATCATCAGTTTCCGTTACAGCACTCGCAGCCTTGTTCGGAAGAACAGAAGTTGAAGAAATGCTATCATTTGCTTCTGTATTTGAAGCATTTGCTTTTATGGTGATGACTGCGGTTGATGTAGAAGTATCGTTCGCTTCAGTTACTGTAGATGCAGCTTTAAGCAACAGAATTGCAGTTGATGAAATTGTATCATCAGCTTCCGCGTTTGATTCTGCGCCCTTGATTGGTAGAACAGATGCTGAACCAGCAGTGTCATTTGCTTCTGTGATAGTTACAACAGCTTTGATTTGAATTGTTGCAGTTGAACTAACTGAGTCACTTGCTTCACTATTAGAAACAAGACCAACAATTGGATTATGGGCAACAGATGATATAGTATCATTAGCTTCTGTAATAGAAGCATTTGCTGTAACACCATTGATCAACACAGCAGTTGAGCTGATTGTGTCATCCTGTTCGACAAGATGAGTGGATATTTGTTGGAAACCTTCAAGATAATAGGTGTCGTAGTTGATCCACAAAGATGCACTACCATCTGCAGTCGCAGCGATGTAGTCATTGTATGGTGTATCAGTACCAGTTTCCTGTGTCCAAGTTGCACCGAAATTTGTAGAACGAATTACGCTGTCATTTGCAGAAATGTACTGAATTGAACCATCTGACGATACAGCAACACCATACACATTTGTTGCTGCATCAGTAATTTGCGTCCAAGTAGAACCGCCGTCAGATGAACGGTATGCTAGGCTACCATAAGCTGTAACTGTTACGTAAGATCCATTTGATGAACACGCAACTTCCGCCCACGCATGTGTTCCAGCAGAAGTCAGTTCGCTCCACGTTGCTCCTGAGTCTGTAGACTTATATAACTTTCCAGTGGTGATATCACCTTTTAGGAAAGTTGCATAAATGATAGAACCATCGTTTGACAGCGCAAAATCGTTACCCTTCCAAGTAGAATCGCCGCCAAATCCAGTCTTTTGTGTCCAAGACGTGCCGCCATTATTGGACAAGATGATGTTGGTTGTGCCAGCTTCACCAGCAACAATCACATTGCCATCACCTGAAACTCCGATTGCAGACCATGTACCACCATGCGATGCATTGGTCAGCGTAGCTGGGATGCCTGTCCACGTAGCGCCTTTATCGGTAGATTTGTACAGGTGAGTTGTTGATGCCCATGCACCACCGATAATCACATTACCGTCATATGACGATCCACCAACATTCCATTGTAGATTTGGTGCGCCAGTCAGTGCAGCCCAAGTTGCACCTCGATCATAAGATGCCCATGGTGCAGAACTTGCCATCACCATGAATACTGATCCATCACCAGAAACTAATGGATATACCCAACTAAAGCCGTTATCATTAGCAAGCAATACATTGACAGCACCAGTTACACTATCTGTTGTTGCCTTGATTGCAAGTACAGATGTTGATGATACGGTATCGTCGGCTTCTGTAATTGGACTGACAAGATCATAAGCATAGAATGTCCAATCATCATCATTCAAAAAGAACATAAAACGGCCATCGGCCGAAACTGACATTTGATAATTGGTGATGTTGCCAATAGGAGTGCCAACGCCAGTCCACGTTACACCATAATCGATTGATGTTATTAGTGTAGCAGGATCAGCGCCAATAGCACCAAGAGCATACTGAATTGAGCCGTCTTGTGACGCACCAATCTTAAATCCATGAGAAAATGGAGAGGATGTAGTCCACGTTACACCACCATCAAATGAACGATTGTAGTTTGCATTTGGCCATGAAGGTTCATCGATTACCCCAACAAACAAGCCATCATCAGAGCAGACAAGAGAGTTTGCATCAACAAGTGCGTCAATCGTAGTATTTTGTGTCCATGTCGCACCCGAATCTATAGTTTTCCACAGTTGAGTGCCGGAATAAACGTAAGCGATTACACCATTGCTAGAGCAGGAAACACCACGGAAGGCACCGGAAATTCCTGTTCCAGCGTTCCATGTTGCTCCACTATTAGTTGAGACATACACACCACTATTAGGCGAGACATAAATCGTACTGCCATCAGCGGATATCTCTAGACCAGTTACAGAAGTATACGAAACAGATAATGTCCATGTTACGCCACGATTAGTGGAAATATAAACGTCGCTGTTATTGGCAACTGCGACAAGCAGGTTGCCGTCATAAGATGACGCCACACTACCCTGCTGATAATTAGCAGAAGGCAGACCATTGCTATTCAATTCTGTCCACGAATTACCACGATCTGTCGAAATCCATGGATAGCCAACAGTATCTTCCCACGCCGCAGCAAGCATGATAGATTTGTCACCAGATACCGCCGAACCACCAGACCAGTTAAAATTTAAATCGCCAGAATTGGTTTGATAGTAACCTTTGCTGAGATTGGCATAGATTAGCAGTTTTGCGGTTGATGATACCGTGTCTCCTGCTTCTGTGTTCGAGGCCGAACCTTTGATCGCAATGGTTGTTGTTGACGAAACAGTATCATTCGATTCAATGATTACACCAACTGTGTTCAACTTGAAATACAAGTCGCCATCTAGCAAATTATAATTTGAACCATCATAGATGTATGCTTCACCATATGGATATAGTGACGGGTATGAATACCACACAATCAAGTAATTTGAGAAGTTAAGTGTAGTTCTTCTCAATCTAAGCATATAAGTGGTTCCACCGGTCAGCGCTACTGGTGAAGCAAATGTAAATGTGTTGAAACCTGAAACTATACTAGATGCATTAAACGCATTTGATGTTGCGATTAATGTGGCACCGTCGCCACTACGAACCTCAACAAACCAATCATCTGTTGGTGCAACAATTTTAGAAATTTCAAGCGTAATCGAGTTAAGATTGATGTTCGCTGGCGGAATTATTGTTTGATTTATAGATTGAGTTGAAGTATCTCGACCTATACCAACACTCTGAGAGTCATCAGTTTGAGAGATAACTGACGCTGATGTTGCTTTGATTACAAGTGTGCTGGTAGACGAAATAGTATCGTTAGCTTCTGTTACGGAAGCATTGGCTTTGATAGCAATTGCAGAGGCGGAAACGATAGTGTCATTTGCTTCAGTTACTGTTGAAACTGCTTTGATAGCAATTGCAGAAGTTGACGAAACAGTATCATCTGCTTCTGTTATTGTAGCAACAGATTTCAAAGAGAGAGTTGATGCTGAAGTTGACGTATCACCTGCTTCCGTTATAGAAGCATTACCATGAGTCAAATTCGTTGAAGTTGAACTAACAGAGTCATCAGCTTCTGTTATTGAAGCAACACCAGCAATAGGTGTCAACTGTACTATAGCAGATACAGTATCATTTGCTTCAGTTACTGTTGAAGCTGCTTTGATAGCAATTGCAGAAGTTGACGAAACAGTATCATTTGCTACCGTAATTGACGCATTCGCTTTTAATGTAATAGTTGATGCAGAAGATGAAGTGTCATCTGCTTCTGTTATTGAAGCAGCAGCATGAGTAGCAAGTGTTGAAGTTGATGATACAGTATCATTTGCTTCCGTAATTGACGCATTCGCTTTTAATGTAATAGTTGATGCAGAAGATGAAGTGTCATCTGCTTCTGTTATTGAAGCAGCAGCATGAGTAGCAAGTGTTGAAGTTGATGATACAGTATCATTTGCTTCCGTCGCCGCAACAACTGCATTTCTATCGAACGCAACCTGCGTACCAACAGCAGAAACTGTATCATCAGCTTCGGTGATATTACCAATATTTTGTATTGGTGAATTAACAGTGAAGACTAAGTCAGTTGGAGTACTGATAACGGTGTATGTACTGCCATTGTATGTGTATGCAGCACCATCCAGATAAGGATTTTGGTTATTTCTAACTACACCCCAATAATTGGAAGCATCGACTGCACCTGATCTTCGCAGAACAAACATATATGTTGTTCCGGCTGTAATACTGACGGGTGTTGAAAATGTAAACGTTGTAGCTGTTGTACTTGATGAAGTACTTGCGCCAGCAATTGCATCTGATGTTCCAAGTAAAGTAGCACCTGTCGAATCTCTCAATTCAATAGTGAGATTATCAGTAGGCGAACCATTTTTTATAAGTTTCAAAGTAATATCAGAAATTACAACTGTAGCAGTTGATGTGCTATAGACAGCAAATGCAAGATCTTGACCACCATTTAAGGTGTATGCAGATCCATTCCAAGAGTATGAATCACCACCAGCATAAGGATTTGTGTAATCAGCGTTAATAGAATAGTAATTAGAAGAATCTACTGCACCACTACGTTGAACCAACAAAATGTAGGTTGTACCTGCATTCAACGTTGGTGGAGACGCAAAAGTAAATTGAATGTCTTGACTACTAGATGAACCAGAATTGATTGAAGAACCTGCCACAGTATTTGATGTGGCAATAATTGATGCTCCAGTATTATCTCGAAGTTCTACCCAAACATTATCTGTTGGAGTACCAGTTTTGTACATATTGAAAGTTATACGATCAACTGTAGAATTGGTAGCAGGCGTGATAGCTTGTGCTAAACCTTTAAAGGTTGAATTAAAACCAAAAACTAAACCGCCATTGATGGTTGAGGTTTGTATAAGACCTGGAACCAAATAACGAGGAATAAACGTTTGGCCAAGTCCAGTATCCGCTGTAATATCACCAAAGTTTGCAGCACCAAATGATGTTGGTTGTATTGCTACAATTTGTTTTGGTGCACTCAATGCACCAGTGTAGAAGTAACTGCCATAAGCTAATGCGAACCATGTACTTCCGTCAGGGGATATACCGACATCTTGCCATGTACTTGAACCAACTGGATTTGTAGTCCAAGTGGCACCAGAATCAATCGAAGTTAATACACTGTTAGAATATGATGCAGCGATTACTTTAGTGCCACTAGAACTGCATGAGATCATACCCCAATTTGCAGTTCCGGCACCTGATAATGCATTCCAAGTTGATCCTGAGTCAGTCGAAGCATAGATGTTGCCACCACCGACTGTAGCGTAAATTTGAGTTCCGTCAGCAGAACAAGTAATAGCATTGCACCACGATGTAGGTGAGTTGGATAGTAATGTCCAATTAACACCATAATCAGTAGATTTATAGATACGATAAGGACTTGCACCATAACAAGCATAAACGATACTTCCATCTGACGACATCGCAAGTGCGTTAATGTTTTTGGTACCAGCAGCAGTTTGTTCAGTCCAAGTTACACCTGAGTCAGACGATGTATATGTATAGCCTGTACCATTGATGACAGCAACCATTCTGCTACCATCGGAAGAACAAGCGATAGCCCACCAAGCTCTTGACCCAGCACCAGTTCTTGCTGTAAAGTTTACACCATCAGTAGTTGACCAAATGTTACCGACATTGTTATCAACAGCTGCTACAACTTGGCCATTAGCGGAAGAACAAATATCTTGGAAATTTGCAGCACCAACTCTTTGTGCCCAAGTTGCACCATAGTCGGTAGATTTATAGATGCCGCCACCATAAACTGCTGCCCAAACAGTTGAACCAGTAGTTGATGATGCTACTGCTTGCCAACTTTTTGTGCCAGCACTTGGTGCAGCTTGTTGTGTGAATGCAACACCACCCGGATTGTTGGCAGTGATTTTTGGATTTGCAGTTGATGAAACTGTATCATTTGCTTCTGTTATGGAAGCAGCCAAACCATATTGTACAGTGTATTCATTGTATTTTAATGTGCCGTTATCCAATATAAGATATGGAACAACAATGTTACTTCCGCTTTGATAAACTGCACCGTCATGCGAAAACAAACTACAAGTAGAAGTGCCAGTGTAAACTACTGAAGATGAAACATACGTAGCACCATTATCTGCTGATGTGTGCAAATTGATATTAGCATTGTTACCAGTGACATTCCAAAGGTGGTAAACAGTTCCATTATACTGAAATAGACGTGAAGTTGATGTGTTGGTACCACCGCCTACAGTACTAGTCAGTGTAGGTGTGTTCCCAGAATCGAAATAGAAACCGGCCGGAATGAAGTTGGTTTGCTGTACTTGAGTGGTAACACCAAAGACAACTCTCTGATTAGTGCTCAGATATGATACCGAAGTACCAAGAATTGATCCTGTAAATGAAACACCATTGATTGCAGTTGATTGTGTCTGAAGAACGTTTGCACTGGACAAAGTTCTCTGCGAGAAAGTACCAGAACCTGCCATAAACATGAAGTGAACGTTGTCACTTGTACCTACTGCAGTGTCAAATACAAGGCCATCAAATGCACCACCAGCATCGACAGCAATGTTTGCTGTCCATGTTCCGTTCGTTGCACGTCTTGAATATACAGTACGTGAGTACGAGTTGCTCATGCTGACAACACGAGCACCTTGGTGAAGAACTACAACTGTACCATCAGAACGAACAGCGATAGAGTTTCCGTAAGCGTTAACAAGTCCGTTAGTTTGGGTATTCAGTGCTGATGTGATTGTTTCGGTTGTGCCGAAAGCATCAGTCGACATATTGTAGGTGACATATTTGAAGTTAACAGATGTAGTTGCACCATCTGTTACAGCTAGATGAATAACATCAGCTACCTGGAAACCTGAAATAGCTTGAACACCAGTAGTAAAACCAGTTTTTGTTGCAGCACTTGACCAAGAAGAGGTTGGTGCCGTAGATTTGAAAGCCTGTAATGTCGTTGCGGTGGTGCTATCTTTACCGAAGAAATAATAGTTACCAGCAGATGACCTGAATGGGCCAACTGGATTAACGGCAGTATCAATGCCAGTAATTGTTACAGGTAATGCCATTAGATCACCTCACTTGTGCCGCGACGAACGATGCGGTCAGGACCAAGTAATTGCTTCCACTCATCTGCAGTCTTCCAATTCAATCCACCGCCTGAACTTGGTGTTGCACATGATACCCAATGAACAACATTTTGTGACATCAAACGCATAGCATTTGACAATTCAACACATTCATTATCAGTCAAATTGGGAAGTACATCTTCAGTAATGACAACTGTAATTGGGCGACCCATTGCTTCCGCAATAGTTGCTCTAGATTCCGGTGTAAGAGATGATTCAAAAAGAATTGGAATTGTAGCTTGTTCAGCTTTGTGAGCTTGAATCCATGTAGAAGTATCGGTAACAATTACAGAAAGACCAGTAGCGATCCAATCTTCTGCTACCCAACCAAATGCTCCACCAATTAATACTATGCCATCTTCAGGAGTAAGTTGGAGAGCATCTTTAAGGATCATATGATCATTACCAAAATACTGTTGTTTGGCGGAACGATCAAATCCAACGATTTTCCCGTCGATTTCACAGCTGTATAATTGTAACCATGTAGACTCGAGATTGCTATCAACTAATGGCATTTTTCTTCCTGAATATGTTATCAGTTTATTTATTCTAATCATAAAAATGAAGGCGGCATAATTGCCGCCTTCAAATAATAACAGAATATTTCAGAAAGAATTAAGCGTTGCCAGCAGTCAAAGTGAAAGTTGTAACTGAGAATGATTGACCGGAAGCGAATGAAGTGTTATCCACAGTCATATCACCACCACCACCAGTTGCAGTTACAGTACCTTGAATGTGACAAGTACCTGTTGAAGAGAAAATTCTAAAGTGAGCTGCTGTACCAGTGTTATCAGCTGAAGTATCTTGCCAAGTACCTGACAATGACTTTGTACCACCTGACGCAGCTGCCATCCAGTCGGAAGGCAAAGTTGCTGAAGCCAAAATTGTACCAGAGTTAGCAGTTGCGCAAGTTGCTGGTGCTGAACCAGACTTGATTTGAAGAACTGGTGAAGTGCCGATTGTTGATTCAACTGTATCAAGTCTAGCATTTCTAACAGCTACTGAATATTGAAGTGCCATAAGTTTTTAAATCCTCTTGTTATGAATAAGTATAAGTTGTTCTGTCTGCCCAAACTTTGTCGAAGTCAGTCGTGCCGTCGGCCCAAGTAATACGAGTATCAGTTGGATCAGTTTGATCAACCCTTTTGATTCTCCAATTTGCTGCATTATAATCTAGACCAGATGGATCAGTCTCACCGATATAGACAATGTTGCCAGTGTCATCAATTACTTTATTGTACATGAATTCCAACTCGCTTTTCAAGTTATTTATAACTGTGACCAAGTTAAGAGGCACAAATTTACGAATTGATGCGTCATAAAGCAAAATAGAGTTGTCAAGAACGTCCTCAGGCTGATGGAAATCAACATCATCATTGTCCAGAATACGAGTAGAACCACCACCAGAAGCAGTTCTTCTTCCAAGGAAGTTGACTCTACTTTCCAAGTCAGATTTCAATGCTTGGAATTTTTCAAGCAATGTTTTTTCAATTTTTGTAACTTCAGATTTAACATCAGAAATTGGGCCAGGAGGACCAGCTGGGCCAGGAGGACCTGGTTCACCTTTTGGTCCAGGAATTCCTTGTGGTCCTTGATCACCCTTGATTGATTTACCTTTTGGTCCAGGAATACCAATTGGACCGGGAGGACCAGCTGGGCCAGGAGGGCCAGGAATGTTACTTGCTGGACCAATTTTACCAGGAGGACCCTGCGGTCCTTCAATCAAATGAACTCTGGTTGGATCAATTTTTTCAACCAAAATGTCATTGAAATACTTTGTTACTTTGGCATTTTCTTTTTCAACAAGTTTTTTAATGAGACCAGCAACTGCTTGAAATTTATTATTCATCAATTAGACCTTTCAACATTTCATAGAACTCAGTTTCTTCACGTTGTTGACGACGCTTGGTTATTTCAAGTTCTTCTTTAATGTATTCAAGTTGTTCACTGATATCAGCTTCAGAACCTTGTTGGAACTTTGGTTCAGGTCCAGGTTGTGGACCACGATCTTCATCTTCAGGTGCTCCAGCCTGTTGAACAGCTTGTTGTTGCAAGCTTATCTCAAGATCATCATTGTTTTCTTTTTCAAGTTGCTTATTTTCATCAGCAATTTCTTCATCAGTAAGTCGAAGCAATTTCTTTTGAACAAATAGACGCGAAACCAATTTGCCTTCAACACCTGTATCACGAGCCGCGTTGAAACGGTTTTGCCAAATTTCAGTTTCTTTCAATTCACTGAAGTAAGTATCTTCAAGGTAATCGAAGTGAATGTCTTGGTATACATCATTCCACTCTTGTTCTTTCAAAATATTTTTCAAAATCAATTGAGTCTTCAAAATGTCTTCAAACAAATAGCTGAAACGTTTACGGAGACGTGAAATGAATTTGTAGAATGCAAGTTCTTCACGAGTGATTTCCGATGCACGACCCAAAGTGAAACCAATGGTTGGATCAAGTCGAGTAATTGGAACGTTTAATGACTCATAGAATCTCTTCTTGAAGTAATCAACGTCTTCCATTTCACCAAGGTTTTGTCCACCTTGAAGAAATTCAACTGATGTACCTTTACCATCGCGCTTTGCGAACCAGAAG